AAATTCGCGGGTGTTTCCACGAGCGGTGCGACACTCTCCAGCGCATCAGCAAAACCGCGCATCTCGGCAACAATATCTACTGGTTCACTCATTGCTGTCTCCTGATTGTAGGTTTCTGCGGAATCTGTCTGTGACACTTGAAATCCGTTGGACATCACCTTTGAAATCATGTTTAACCAAAAAGTATTCGTCGGCATAACTAGCCCAATCAACCAGACATTCTAAAGCGTCTTGTGCCGTCGCTAAAAGAATCGTTTGGTCTGCTTGTAGCCGTTCCACTTCGCCCCTCAAATATTCGATATGCCCGTTAGCCATCGCTAGTTCGCCCTGTAGCAAATTGACATCCACCGTGTCGGTTTGCGACGCGATGCGACGTGCCTGTGATTTTGATACATTCATTCGCTGTCTCCCGATTGTTGGTCGTTTAGTCGTTTTAGGCCATCTGAGAACCACCAACCTTCTTGGTTTTGTTCCCTTCTAAAGTCGTCATAACCCTCATCATCCAACCAGTCGTCGTGATTGATGGGGCGTTTAGAATCGTCGTAGCGCACACGCCACTCCGTTCCAAACGTCTTTCCGCGCAATGCGTACCATGCGGCTTCTAGTACCCCGTCGCCCCACATGCGATTGTTCTGATAGATCTTGCGCAAAGTATAAAAGTTCATAGGCTCTTTGCTACTTCCCAGAAACCGAAGCAAGCGCCATCACCCTCAGAAGCGCCAAAGACACAGTCGGTTGGCGCAAGACTGTCGAGTAACTCAAATAGGTGGTCATGTAAAAGTGTCTCTTGCTCAGAATCTCGTTGTCCGTTGTCCTCGAACATACTGTTAAGAACATCTACCCACTCGATGACTACCCTGTTGTACATCTGGTGTCTTGTGTGTTCAAGCACACCAAGCATAGAACTTATTAAATCCTGAGTGCGCAAAGTTCCTTCACTAACCGTCTTGTTCACCCACTGGTTGTTTAGTGGTGTGATGCTGTCGTAGGTCACCTCAATCTCCCTTGTTAGGAGACCTACCATACACCTAACGGGTTGGCTTTGGCAACTCTATTCTGGGATTTCTTTTAACCCATATTCCAGTGGTCGAGCCCGCCATTGTCTAACAGGTACTTCGCCACCTTCAGGTTGCAGTCAAGTGTCAGCAGCAGAGCCAGATCGCCGCCGCAGACCTTCCGAGTCACTGTTTTCCAACTGCTGTTCACTTGGAGCAAACCAGAGTCATATGACCCGTTCTTGTTCAGCGCCCAGACCACGTTCCCCTGCTTGTCCCAGATGATGTTTATGGCCTTTATACGGCAACGACTTTCTCTGTAGGCAATGTAGGAGAAGGTGCGCACTGGCTCAAGGCCATAAGCCTTAAAAACTTGTTCAAAGGCTTGACAACGCTTAGGTTCCCCGTGACTTGGTTGATGTGCTGCTGCTGCTGCTGCTGGCACTCCTAGACTTAAAGCAACCACAGTAAATATCGTTGTTAATCTGAGCATATGTCTCCTTGAACTTAGAGGATATAAAGCAAAAGCCCCTTAAGGGATAAGGGGCGTGTGACCTTGCTAGAGCCACACCTCTATTATACCCCACATACCAAGATAAGCAACTCCTCAAGATCAGCCAAGTCCTTATTATCATGGGGGATCACGCTTATATTTATTTTATTATCTAGATTTGGCGCAAAATCATTACACGCATCACAGTCACAGCCTTGTCTTGATCTTTCCATAGTTCCATGTGGTGCTAGTTGGGCGAGCCCTTTATTCCTCTGCATTTGAAGTCTCTCCTGTGGTGCCAGCCCGCCCCATACTCCATACATTTCTTTTTTACCGAGATCTAAACAATAATCCCACACTGGGCAAACACTACAGACTTTCTTGGCTATCACATGATACTTTTCAGGAGTTGTGGAATCCATTGGTGGGTACCAAAGGTCTTGGGCTTTATTTCTACACAATGCTTTCTCGGCCCAAGGAAGGCTCTCCATTAGGAATTTTCCTCACGGTACAACACCAACGCAATGATTGCGTAGGATGCGAGATCCAGCAGGGAGTCCTCTATACCTTCGTTCTTGAGGGTGCTTCCTTTAGCGGCGTGTTGTAGGCGAATAACTTTGTCGTTGGCGCGAATAAGTGTGCCAATCCAACTGGCAACACCCCATTCCTGTGATGCCCGCACATTCGCTAGTGGGTCATCCGCACTTCCGTAATCTGAACCTTTTTTCTCATGAACGTTTGCTAGTTCTTCCAAGATGGAAAAGAACATTGGGTGGCCGTATCTCGCTGATGACATTAATCCTCGTTTAAAGTAGTGACCCAATCTTTTAGACTGCTTACCGAGGTAAATACTTGAAGTTCCAAACGCTCTGCTTCTACTACCTCTAACTTTGCTGTTGCTGACCTCTTATTGGGGTTAAACACAGCATTGCATCGACTTAGTATTTGCAGATTGTATTCCATCCAAAACTCCGTGGTGTGCTCATACGCCCCAGCCCACTGTGGTTGTGGGTTTGGGAGTATAGGTACACATACGCCAGTTGTATAGAGTTTGTTAGCAACCTTTATAACCTCATTGTAGTCTTGTGTTGAATCAGTGGTTGTGGTAGGGCTTGTGATGTACACATGAGGTAGGAGTAGGTGAGCAAGGGATCTAAGAAACTCCTTATTCGCGCCTTTCTTCTCAATATCTTCAGAGTAATTTCGTAAGTAAAATGCTCCCATTACTCTGACCTGTTCATAGTACTACGAGCAACCAGATAAGCGCAAATTAATACAACAATCCCCAACACTCTTAATGCCCAAATAACACCCATATTCATACCTACCTGTGGTTCGTCGTTCCCACGACCCTACTACAGATTTAGAAGGTGCTGCCCTGGGACACGGCGATCTGGAGACGATCAATTGTGCTGTGGAGGCGGGATATCTCAGCCTTTAAGTCACCACATTCCAACACGCTTGATGTCAATTCAGACACCAGTAAATCGCGGTGCTCGGTGATCTTCTCATTGGCACTAGTCAAATCACTAGCCAAGGACTGGTAGTATGCGACTTCAAAAGTTTCCATTACTATAAATGGTACCATGCTCGGCATAGGGTTGTCAAATCCCTTCATCTAGGTTAAGTACATCCATATACATGGAGTCTGATTGTCGCGGGCCTAGACCACCGCTAGGCAGTTGTCGGGCGCTATCGCCCACGTGCTGGCCGAAGAGCCTGCTAAGTACACCGCTACTGCTTCTGGCCTCAACGCTTAGTTTGACCATGTCTCTTGTGTCGCCTATGTCTTTAAACTTCTCGATCAGAGAGAACAGCCTCTCTATCTCACCAGATAACTCTGGGTCTAATCCTTGTCCTTCTAGTTCTTCAGCGAAGCGGGCGAATAAGATTCTGCTTGTTTGCATCTCCAACATAGCCCTCATTGCACCGAGCAACTGGTCTTTAGTTCTGATTTCTACAGGCAACTTAAAAGCGCAAGAAGAATCTTCCTTGAATGCAGGGCACCTAGCACTTAAATAGCAACTATTACATTGCCTTAAAAGGTCTCCTTTGTATGAGATTACGGGTACCTTTTCAATACCCATTTCGTCAGAATCCTCAGCACCAGCAAGCCTTTCAGCAAGTTGTGGGGTGAATTGCTCGATACCCATGACTGGTAGTAATACTCTTTCCCTTTCGTGCCGCATGTCTAGAGGGTTAATAGCAATTCCAAGGGGTGGCAAAGCCGCGTTTGGAACAATAGTCGAAATACCTAAATAGTTACTATTAAGCCCATTTTGAGATAGACCTATTTCTTCCTCATCGTCCACTTCCGAAGGCTCATAGACCCCAAAAGTTGTGCTCTCCCAAGCCCGCCACGACACGATTGCTAACTTGGCTACCTCAGCATTATCGTCTTGAATGATGGCATCGTAATCAATACCTAACCTTAAAATGTCAGCCCTATGCTTCTTCCTAGATGAGTCTTTTTGCTGGGCGGGGTACCTACGCAAGGCGTGACCATCCCATATCTGGGTCTCCCCATAACGGATAGCAGATGTCCAAGAACTAACGATTACTGAGTCCCAAGGGAGCGCCTCGATAATGTCAGGCTTAGATGACAGGCCAACTAGTTTGGCGTCCCACCGACTGACTAAATTCCTTATACGAGAGATGGTCTTCCCGTTTACGGCCTTATCACTTACCGCCGCCCTACCGTGCTTCTGGCATAGCCACGCCAGTCTTTCCATGTCATCTGCGTCATTCCAGAGAGGTACATATCGTTCATTTAGCCATGTTCCATCGTAGTCAGCGCGGCCAACAATATAGGTAAGTTGCTCATAATGCTGTCTGATGAAGGCGTCGTACCTGTTTACATCTTCATCTGTTTCTGATGTGTACAGGGCGATTTCCCCACCAGCAAACAGGGTAGTTAGGTCTAACTCTTTCTTTTTAGGGATTGGCAAATGGGTTAGGTTTATTGCAAAACGAGTAACCCCCGCAGATTGGAGTAAGGTTCTGTGGGACGACTTTTCGGCGTTAGCAAAGTAAACTTTCATTCGTCTTTTGGTGTCCCTCGGTACAAGGATTGAACATCAAGTTCTCGTGTTAATTCAGCCCAAACTTGTCTTTCTCTAGGCTTATCATTTCGCCATTCAGGTCGTACAAATTGTGGCAAGCACATTAGTATGCAAGCCACTGCGTCCTTCATCACTAGTGTTACTGTCTCTGGGTTTGTATCAACAAACCAGTCAATCTTTCCATACACCGCGTTTAAGTCTCTAACCTTATCCCGCATAGCCTCTGGGCCTTTCCCAGTGGTTGTGTAGACAGCGGCATGCTTAAATCCTTCTCTTTTTGCCCACGCTGAGAGTATCTCTTCGGATAAACCGTCATCCGCGAGGATGACCATTCTTCCAGAATACCTAGCGTATAAGGCTTCATAGAGTTTCTGTCCCTCTGGGATAGGCTGACGTGCTCCTGGGGCCATCGCCTGCTCCGTTTGGGCGTAGGCTAAGACATCAAAGGTGACAACTAACATCAGTCGTACATCCCTTTTATTGTGCGTACCTTATGGGTCACGTATGCCTGTACGGGGCAGTAATGACACAAGTACTGTCTTTTCTCTTTTGGGATACCTATCTTTGTCCCAATGGTCTTACTCTCGTGCTCGTAATCAATACACCCATTTTTGGGGTCACTATGTCTGTGGAAGCATTTGATAGCCTCAACCTTTAGGTCATCACGCATGTGACGGACTTCGACCTCATTCTTCATGAGTTCTTTTCTGATGCCAGTCTCTCCATCCATAGCATCATAAGTTGCCTGATCTAGGCGCATTATTTGTGAGAGGTGCGATTCTGGTCTTTGATCCTGCGCCCTTTGTAGGTGCATCTTGATGACTTCTTGGAGTTCCATGTCGTACTGGACATCCCCGTCATAATCTCGCATCTTCATCATTGTTGAGCAGTTGTGACAAACTAACAATCTAGGCATTTTGTGCTACTTTCCTTTGTGGGCCTTTACTTGCTTATTCCTTATGGTTTCTTTGGTTTTTCCAAGAACTCTTTAGTTATCCTGTGAAAAACTGGATCTTGGGCTATCTTCCAACGAACTTCATTATAGTCAGGATTTTGAACTCCGTGTGCTGTAAGACTTGGATGCCCAATATGCCCCAATTTGTGCCCCATGTCATGCACCTCAGGGTCACTCATTTGCAGCAGTATCCCATAGTGCCCCTCAGAGCGTAATCTTGCGTCTAACTCACCTTTAGCAGTTTCAACAACATTAGTAGGAGGGAGTCGTCTGGGGAAATGTGAAATAGGGGAGGGTGTCGGGGGTGAAGACTGAGAAGGGTGAGCAGCCCTCTGCTTCTCTTGCTTCTTCTGGCGAAACGCCTCCATGTCAACGAGTTCACCCATAAGGTGTTCCTTAAAGAGCGATTACGGGGTTTGCTACCTCAGCAAGCGGACTACGGGGTGTCACACCATATTGCCCTTGCAGGACCATGTTGCGGTGAATAGACGTGTTGTCTTCCACTACACCACCACGATCTGGGGTTAGGTTCTTAAACGAACCGTCAGTAATCCCTGCTCGTAGGTCTTTGTTCTGGGAACGTGAGTCATTTACAGCCATGTGTATATCCTAGCATGTTGCGGTTAATGGGAAATTATCTGCCTGGGCCAATTCTTAGTCTCTTATCAATGGTCTGAGTAACACCAGCACCAAGAGTAGGGGCTGGGTTGTTGTTACTGTTCATACCACCACTAGCCGAGGCTCCTGCCCCAATAGCATTTGCGGAGTTATTGGTTGCTGTTTGCGTTTGTTCAGACGCCCCACGAGCACCTTTTTGGGTCTGAGTGATGTTGCCTACGTTACTAGCGGGAACCCCTGCTGCTCTTCTTGCGGCATCTCCAGCGGCTCTTTTTACCTTTTGCTCGTCAGTACGTCCGGCTCGGGGTGCACGAGGTTTAGCAGGAGCAACGGGAGCGCCTACTTCTTGCTTTTGGGTGACATTACCAATATTACTGGCATCAACGCTCTGATTATCATACGCGCTCTGCTTGTCATCCCCAAAGTTGACGGTGATATTACGGCTGTTGTTACCCCCTGCTGAGTCGTCGTACTCCCCACTATCAGTACCACCACTAGAACGAGTACCACCACTAGAACGAGTACCACCACCACGGCCACCACTTTGTTGAAGACTTGACCAGTTACCACGACTGTTGAGTTCGTTACTCAACTGGTATGGGGCCATTCCAGTCATATATGCTAAGGGGCTTCTGTTTAACATATCTAATATACCCCCACCATGAGGATACGCAGGCGCAGAGAAGTCCTTACCACCAGCACCAGACGAGCCAGCGCTGAATTGGGGTGCTGAGGCGGCAGGTGCTTGCTGGCGAGGGTTACGGCCCGTGGTGTTGCTCAACGGGGTCATGCCCACGCCACCAAATCGGTTTGTCATACCCTAATTATACCCATAAACTTTGCATCGAGTATCTTCCAGAACCACTAAACTGATCGTCATTCATCTGTGCCCTTTGGAACATAACAGGAGCACCTGATATCCAAGAACGATAGGTCGGGGCGCTCCTATCAATGGATAAGATATCCATCACGCCTAACTCCTGCTTAATGAACCCACGTCTTTCAGGCATCAGTTGCTGAGGAACCACTGGGCGAATTTCCCTAATAGTCTTTGGGTCAGAGACGGCTGAATCGAGGGCGATGTCCACCAGCATCTCTTCGCGTGACTGCCACGGTCTGCGAGTGCGGTGGTTGTCAACCGTAGGCATTACTTCTTCTTCTTCCTCAAACCGTCATCTTTAGCGGCGCGTTTCTTTAGAGAGTCCACATCAGACATACTCTTGACGAAGGCTGTGTGCTTGTCATCTACATCTTTTGCGCCCCACACAGCAGCAGCATTGGGGTTGTCAGAGGGCACACGCTCTCCCCATCGTGATGGGTCTAAGTCGTCATTGGCTAACGGCCCAGCGATTACTTGTCCGCGATGATTAGTAGGCATTAAACGGGCATATTCTTGCTGCCGGTGCTCCATGCATACTTTTGCCCGCGATTGTAGGTGGCGGTGTACCCTTTGGGGGAGTTGAAAGAATGTGAATCTGTTTCTCCACCACCAGTGCTTTCGGCAGAAAACATATGAGTGTCTCCTACATTTCCCAAATATGTTCCGCTTGAAACACCACCAGAATTAGATGGGTTTGGTCTCCCAACCTGACGGTTTGGATGATTACGGGTGTCTTTTCCTCTAGCCATTATGATTGCTCCTTAGGGTTAAACTCTTCATTCAGTTTATCAGAGTGGGCCCTTGCTTCCCATTCTCTTTCATAGGGCGAAATAGATGGCTGTTCGCGGTATGTGCCATCCGCCTTACTCCCCACACGGTTCATAAAGCGCACCGTCCATTGACTCCCAGACTCTTTGGACTCTGTGAAATCTCTAAAGTGGAGTTTGCTACCTACTCTTGGGCGAATAGTATTATGCTGCTCAACCGTGTCTGCGATCCGAACGTGATAGTACCGCCCAGCACCGCGCTTATCAGTCACGAGTCTCTCGATCTAAGAATCCAGAGTTCTCTCTTAAGTTATTGAACCCGCCGTCATCCTCTTTTACGTTCGTGTGATTACAGTTACCGTCGTCGCATGATACAAGGCTGGCTCCTGCGGTTTCTGCTTCGGAGCGACGAAACTCTAGGTTTCTCTTGCCCAGCGCGAAAAACGGCCCATGCTGATTGCCAGACTTCATCTCCCAATGGAATGGAATCATGTTTAGACCAGAGCGAACACCAGACTCATCAATTGTGTGAACACCCTTGTCCGAGAGGTCGATTACTTCTTCTCCAGAGCCCATTACGGCTACTTGTTTCCCGAAGGAGGTTTACGTGTGAGGTCCGCAGGGGCCATTGGGGTAGGGACGAATTTAGCAGGAGCACCAGCGGCAGGAGCACCAGCCTTGTTTGTGCTACGAGCAGCACCACCAGCATTATCTGCTCGCGGGTGAGACCTCTTCACAGCGTTCCCGCCCGTAGACATCACATTGTCATCCGCGTTGTCTGAAAAGGCGTTCCCGCCCGTAGACATCACAGATGGCCTGTTACCACCACCGCTGTAGGTGTTATTACTACCCATACCAGCGTTGGCTCGGGAGCCTGCACCTATAGCATTAGCGGAATTATTGGTGGCAGTTTGCCTTCCACTTCCTTTTTGCGTGATGTTCCCTACATTAGTAGCGTAGACATCTCCAGTGTTAGTACCTGCAAAGGAGTCAGCCCTACTTGGTGGGGCCCATGGTGCGGCAGTAGGTGGGGGCGAAGCACTAACACGCCCCGTGCCTCGTGGTGTAGATACCGAAGGTCCAACACGGGTTCTATCTTCGCCACTTGGGGCGGATGGTGATGGTGGGGGTGCTGTACCACCACCTGCTGGGGAAGACCTCGTAGTTGGGGATTCAGGCTCGTCTGGGTAGTCAGCATCCCTGTTGTCCTTGACATAGTCATAGGGCTTAGGAGAATCTGGGGCTTTACTTGGGTCGAATGCACGAGTAGTACCTGGCTTGTCCCTGCCTGCTTTCTTGTCCCATGCCGCATCTTTTGCATCTTCGCTAGAGCCATATGTTGGAAGCGATTTTCCAGACTTATCAGTGCTGGTCATGTATGGGCCACCACCTTTATTGGCCGCAATTTCTTTGGCCCTAGCCTGTGCATCCGTTGGAATGTTAGAAGCCTTCTTAGGTGCTGCTGGTGCAGCCTCAGCCGCTGGTGCTACCTCTGGTGCTACCTCAGTACTACCAGCATCCTCTTTAGGTGCTTTAGCAGCGTTCATGCGCTCTACTGTTTTGGCCGCTTGTGAACTTGGGCCAGAATCACCCTTCTCGTTAGAAGGCTCTATAGAAGCGGCAGCAGCCTTGATACGCGCAGTAGCAGCAGTAGCAGCATCTGGTGCTTTAGGTGCTGGGATAGTGTCCTTGGCATAACGATTGTCGTACTTCGTAGGGCCACTTGATTCAGGCTTGCCACGTTCTTTCAGGTCTTCAGCAATCACGGCTGGGGTTGCCTTGGTCTCTTTCTTTGCTTTCCTGGATGCTTTAGACACTGGGGCTGCTCCTTGCGTGGTTGGGGTTGCTTCTACGGGGGCACTTGCGGTACCGTCTGGTGTACGCCATTTACCCGATTTGATGAATCCTTGCTTAAGTTTCTCATTATGTTCCATGGCATCGTTGCTAAATGGTTCATTCGAACTTTTGCCTGTTGCTGCTTTAGCAGATGCTAGAGCAACGCCAAATTGGTCACCCTCCTCGGGGAGGTTATACCTTCCTGGGAGGTCCCCACTTACGATTTCTCCATAACCCTTGCCATACTTTTCCTTTGTTTTACCCAGCAAGTACCTCTTTGGCTTCTTTGCCGCGTCTTTTTGGCTTTGTGAAGGTATATCGTCACCATCTCTAGTTACTCTAGCCATTAGTTATCTCCAACTTGGACGAAGAGATTGAAGTTGGGCGCGGCGCTCTGCGTCAATGAACTCTTTGTTCTGCTTTTCGGCAGTACGCGGTATACCTTTGGGGCCAACTTTTCCATCATTAGTCAATTGTACAGGAATTGCACCAGGTGGTGCAAACTTCTTTCCTTCTTTTTCGTACACGATACCAGTCCAAAGGTTGAACTCTTCTGGCCAAACATAATCTCCTGGATTTACTCGTTCTCCCTTGTGTACCCCCCTGGAGTATTGGCGCTGATTACTTCGGTTTAGTGTGCCTAAGATCTTGTCCTGTCGGCGGTTAGACGACATCGTACCGAGGTATCCATCTGGATACGTTGTGTCTGCCATGGTTCCACGCCCAGACAACCGCTGATCCTTGTTGTTGCGGAAGATTGGCTCTGGCCCGAACATGGGCTGTGTACCAGCACCAGGTGGCTCACTTGGGCTACTCCAGTTGGCGAATGCCTGCTTAGACATTACCGATTACCAGCAATAGAAGGATTGGCCGTTGTCATAAAACCACCAGCAGCACCTGACACAGATGTGATGGGGCGTGGCTTCGCCTTCGGCTTTGGCTTTGGCTTAATACTTTTTGCGGGGGGGTTTACTTTGGTTCCCATAGAGCCTTAGTTTATCATCTGCGGGCGGCTTCTTGTTTCCCCATTCACGGAATGGTTCCTTGGAGTCATCACCGTTACCACCAGTCATGGTTTTCTTTGGTGGTAAAGGTGGTTTCTTCCCACCAGCGCCACCAGATGTCTTAGTTTTGTACGGGCGATCTACCATATCAAGGGCTTTCGCTGGGGACATCATTTTGGTGCGCTTAGTGTTTTGTTTATGGAATCCTTCCACGTCGGATCCATCCTTGAGTCAAGAACAACTGTGATCTTTCCTCGCCCAGTTGGTCGCTTAGTACCATGTTGTGGGGTTGGATCAGAATCTATGGAACCTGTGTAACCTAGATCAGGGTCAGACTTGGCCCAGTCGTAAGGTTGGGCGTCACTTACATTAGAGGGTTTAGATGGATTATGCGCTCTATCTATTTTCTCGCGGCGTTTTCTACCCTTGTACTCCTCCATGGAGATTACGTTGTCGGGGATACGTTTACGAATGAAACCCATGGTTAGTAATCCGAAGTCCTCGGACCATCATACTCAGGACCATCATCACGATTAGAGTATTGCCCAGTGTCCACTTCCTTCTGAGCCCTACGAGCCCTACTCACCTTAGAGAAAGGATGGTCATCTGGAGAATCATTCATTGCTTCAACTTCGTCTTGTCTAGATGGCACAGTATTCTTAAAGTCGTGATCTTCTGGATTGAACCCACGTGGGTTATACTTTTCTGCTTCTGCCCAACTCTCAACCTCTACGTAAGTGTTAGCGTGGGGACCAGCAATTGGGACACCTCTATGGTTCTTTGGCATTATTTACTCCTCTTGCGTAGGGCATTGAGATCTGAATCATCCTTGTTTTTGACCTTTTTGATTGGGGCATCATCTGTACCAAATTTCTTACGCAGTTCATCGAGGTTTGGACTACGCCATTGTACCTCAGTGTCGTTAGCATAAGGTCCCGCTATTGGGGCACCTCTATGATTATGTGGCACGATTACCTACCTTTGGACAGGTTTGAAACTGATGGCCGAAATTGACTCACCATTCTCCCCAACTATATCATCAAAGCCAATTATGTAACAAAGATCAATGCCCCGTGGGGCGACAAAACCACGGGCGATAGCACAAGCCTTCGTAGCCTGATTAACCGCAGAAGCGCCAATCGCTCTTACCTTTGGGTAATGCCCCGCGACAATAGACCTAGCAAGGATGGAACCCACACTCTGGGGGTTGCTACTTCCGCTTACCTTCAGGACATCTTCGACTTTGGAATGAAGTTCTGTGGCCATTTTGACTCCTTGTTGTTGTAAATACAATAGTCAATGGTATCACCTACTTAAACTGTGCATCCTGAAGCAAAAGCACCATATCTGAGAGCCTCATCACTGCATAACTGTCTCCTAAAGCCTTGGCTCCTTTCCCAGGGCGCTTTACTACGAGCAGTGGAACACCAAGCGGTCCTAATCTCTCAGCCTGTTCTACGGTGGCGTTTAACCACCCACTAAAGTCGAATGACTTCTGGTTCTTACATTGGATAGCCACCTCGGCAAGTGTGGTGCGTTGAACAACGCCGTGGATGTCTCCAGAGTCCGCAGCACCCGCTAAGGCTGTTCTACGAGCGTGGGGGAAGCCTTGTTCCTTTAGCCAACCTACGATGGCGGTCTCGAATGACGTGCCTTTACTTTTATGCTTGTTCCCCATCACGAGCCTCCTGTAGTTCGTAGTACTCCAGGACATTGCAAATTTGGTAGAGAAATGAAGGGACAAATTCAACGTGAACCCGTCCCTTGCCTTCCTTAATGGTGTCTGTCAGTAACCTAAGTGTCTGGCTGAGTGTCATCTCGTCGTCCATGTTACGCCCCAAACCTATGGGTACGGTGGTCCATTGGCGCAAGACTAATCCTTCTGCTCAGTTCACGAGAGACAACTTGGGCGCTTCTTTCACACCTGTCAAACACTGCGTCTACCAACTTTCTGTAGGCGCGGCGCTCTAGGTGAACCATAACTTGCTCGGTTACTCGTGGGTCTACATCTCTCTTAGCCTTAGCCACTGTGACCAAGTCACCCTTAGCCTTGTCACCCCACTGCTCGATGAGTACACAAGACTCTAGGTGTTCCAAGATGTTACGCTCACGCTCCTCATCAATCTCTGCACCCACTAGTTGCATCTTGGCGTAAATTAACCATGCCATGAACTCTGTGTACAAATCCATCAAGTCAGCGTCGTGTAACTCTCCGATTTGTAGTGGGAGGTCGGGAAGTATCCCCTTCGGCCTCTTCGGAAGCGGGAACCTCTCCAAAAACCGTTCCATCTCCGTGCCATGTGTCTCCGTTATACTCATCTGTCCTCCAGCATGTTTCTTTATATGGGCAATACTTACAACCAGAACTTGTGGGCTTCTCCGCCCACATTGGCCGCATCGGTGGTATCTCTTTCTCTAAGGATAATAGAAGCCTCCTACAGTTGTCAAGTATTGGTTGAACTAAATCTTTGTTGAACCGCAAGGAGAACTCCTTCACGTCTTGCGTTGGTTTCCACTCATACAGATATACAATCTCGTGGATACCAGTGCAGTACATGTACAACAGCCCTTGTTTTATGTGACTAGGGAAGGGTTGCCTAATCTTCTTCCACAACCCGTCTAAAGTTAGTTCCTTCTTTTCGTAGGCCTTAGCCAAATCTGGTGCCTCAAACCTAATTGTACCCAGTCCCACGGACTTGATCTCAATGAGGGCCTTACCTTGTGCATCGGAGATGATCCCATCAGCGTGTCCAAGGATGTGGTGCTCTTCGTTGCTTAAGGGCACTTCCTTGTATTTAGGGTGGGGTGACCCACACGACGGACAGTTGTGCGGGGCGATTGCCCACCACTTGTGCTTACATACATCACTAGCACAGAGCCAGTTACCCTCTAGAACTCCAGCGTTGTGCAACCACCTCTGCCACTTGGCATGGATGTAGTGGCCCTCTTCAAAAATATTAAGCCTCGTGAATGAAAAGGATTCAGCATCTTTAGGCTTGTCTTTTATTGTGTACCAAGTGGCTCTAGGGCACCAATCACGCTTGGCTAAGTCACTGGGGTGTAAGTGCTTAGTGTCTCTACCGCTGTCTCTGTTCTCTTTGTCTTTAAGTATCTGTAAGGATACGGCGGGCAAAATACGCCCTTGCATCATAAGCAACTTTTTGTAATCGTTGTAATCACCCATGCTGTCCCCTGTATTTATTCCTAGCGTAGGCTCGCCTGTTATGGATTAGTTCCATTTGTGCATCATAGTACTCTCGTGCGCGAGTTGGGTCAATTAGCCTGTTTTTATGGTAGTTATTGGCGAGTTTTAGACTTCTCTGTATCTGGTCACTGTTCACTTGTCATCTCCAAGAAGTCATCTTCGTGCAACACTACATACTTTTTATTGCCGATATCGAACTGTAGGAGGGGAATCCTATCCTCAAGTATTGCTCTTTCCCTCAGTTCTGCGAGGTCTTTTACCTTTATGGTTATCTGCGTTTTCCCAATCGTAAGTTTGTTTTCGACCAGAAACTCTTTACTGCGGACATCGTTCTTACGAAGCCAACCACTACCAGAGCCAGCGTTACGACTACCCTTATATGTATCAGCGGCTCTTTTCTCTTGCTTAACTGATTTCTTAAGTATTCGTTTTTTATAGTCACGTGGTTCTCCTCCTAGGATTGTCACCTAGACACACCATAATGTGTCTCAACTTGAGCGATCAATTTACGTTGAAGGTCCATGTCTTCTCTAAATGCTTCCAGCATCTTTTCCTTACCCTGCCAACGGCCTTCTCCGTATGAGTAATATGCTCCTGCTCTGGTTATCACCTCTATGGCAACTCCAATATTAAGCATGTCTTTCAACGTATCGAAGTTTCCTTTCTTGAACCCCTGAACGTCGGCAAAGTAGAAGTCAATGATGGCGGATTGATTCGGCCTGTGTGTTTTATTCTTTAGGGTGCGTGCTTTGATGGTTTGGCCAACGACTTCATCTTTGTCTTTAAGCCACTCATCTCTCCGTACTTCCACTCGAACGAAATACGCAAAGTTCTTGGCGAGTCCACCTGGGGTTGTCCTATTGTCGCCCCACATGACGCCTATCTTTTGACGCCACTGGTTAATCATTAGCCCAGTACAGGTGCGCTCATCATTAATCAGGGAACGCTTCTGTGCCTCAGACGCCTTACGAAAGAACTTAGATGTGAGGCGAGCACCAAGACCCATCGTAAACTCTTCCATTGTCTTTTCTGACTCATCATTGGGGACAAGTGCTGGGAGAGAGTCGATGACAACACAGTCAGCAGCACGATTGGCCATGATGTTGATTACTAGGTTGTAAGCCTCTTCCATACTATTTGTCTCAACAACCCATAGACGGTCGAGGTCCACACCAATAGAGAGGGCATATTCAGGGACAAATTCCTCAGCAGCAACCCACACGGCTACCCAGTCAGGATTTGATTGCTGGTTAGTGGCAATAGTCTTTAGGGCAAGTGCGGTTTTACCAGAAGATTCATCTCCGATGATTTCCGACCACTGATTTACAGGCCAGCCACCGCCAAGCATAATGTCATAGGACAGCACACCAGTGCTAATCCTTTCTAACTTTAGTCTTGCTTCATTTCCCTTAACAATAGTTCCTGGGCCATGTTGCTTGTTTACTGCTGAGATTATTGAAGAAAGACTACTCCACTGCTTTTCCATGTATTGCTCCTAGTTGTTCTACGATTTATACAGACCATGAGGACTGATCCGCCTGTTCATACTTGCCATTCCACCCGCACTCAAAGCATCTAGGTGCTGGGGAGATACCACTCATGGATGCGTTTGCTCTACTAAAGATGTTCTTGCTTCCGCAGCGTGGGCAGGTTAACCCACCGTCTAGTCTATGCCCCTCCCCACCGCTCCACGAGCGTATCGCGGTACCCATGGTCGTTTCACCTGTAGAGTTATCCCGCACAGTGGTGTTAGTGGGCATTCTCTGCTCCGCTAATGTCCTTGCCTGTTGCTGGAGGGCTGGGATGACGTGATTTGGGGTATACGGAACAGACCTACGCTCCTCTGTAGGAGCACCAGACAAGGCTTTATCCCACCAACTACTCATTACATAAACCTTCCCATCAACGCGATCTTTTCAGTAGTCAACAACTTCTGAACAAGAGCCATACCAAACGATAGCAGAACCGTCTTAGACCCCGCAATCATCTCCGGAGTTGGTTTTTCTGTGTTCTCATTGCTGGAGTCTAACACTTCACTAAACCAATTCACAGACTCTATTACTTCCCCGTACACACCAAGTTCCTGCAAGATATCCCATTGGGCGTTTATTAAGGCGTCTTCCATTGTCGCAACTTCTGGAGAGGCTGCTAGGAAGCCCATATTGGCTGCTAACCCTTGTCCAGAAGGCAGTGACAACATGAGACAGAAATTGCGCTTTTCTATAACTTTGCTCATTTTCCTTTTGCCTCCGACCAACTCGTAGATGCGTGACATGAAACTCTTAATGTGACCCCCATAATACTCCTATTATGCCCCATGGCACTCATTAGCATCTCTATGGTTTCAGACTCTCTGCCAAGAGGGGTGGTGGCTACTAACTCATCATGTATCTGGAGCAGCATGTGGGAGTCACTCCCCTCAAACGCTTTGTATACGTCTATCATTGCTGTTTTACAAAGGTCTGCGGCACTCCCCTGAATAATTGCGTTGATGGCCTGGCGTTGTGCCTGTGACTGCAACTCCCTGCTTGGGTGGTTTAAGTTAGCAAGGCGTCTACGCCTACCTGAAATAGTGGTTACATACCCAACTTTGGTTGCTTTTGCTATCGCTACCTGTTTCCACTTGGTCAACTCAGAGAAGTTACTGTAGTAGGCGCGAAGAATCTCCTCTGCGTGGTCATCCTCAATACCCGTTACACGAGCAAGTTTCACGGCCCCACCACCATAAGCGGTTAGAAAGTTTACTCCCTTACCAATCTGCCTCTGCTCTGCTGTGACATCCTCTACGGGCACTTTAAACACGGCGGCGGCGGTGGCGGTATGAATGTCCTCGTTGTTCTTAAAGATTCTTAGTAACTTTGAGTCCTGACTAAACATCGCCATAACTCTAAGTTCTATCTGGTCATAGTCCGCCACCAACATCGAGTACCCAATTGGGGGAATAAACAAACTTCTAATCGTAGAGTCTCTAGGTATGTTCTGTAAGTTAGGGTTAGATGATGACAACCTGCCCGTATCGGTTCTGTGTAGGTGGAACGATGGGTGCAATCTACCCTTGTTCAGTTTGGGTATGAGCCCGTCAACATAAGTTGATTTTGTTTTCTGTAGTTCCGCGTAGCCCAACAGAAGGGGGATTAACGGATGCTTATCTAGCAACTTCGTTAATGCTTCCTTGTCTACAGATGGGGCACCCTTCAGTGTTTTCTTTACAGGCTTAAGTCCAAGACCCCCATCCCGCTTCTTGTTGAACAAGAACTCTTGCTTCTCTTTATTTGAGTCAGGATTAAAGCCTGAGTAGGAGTGGTCCGCAATAGCCAACAAGCATTCTTTTTGGCGAAGTTCTAGTTCTTTCCTAAGGGTCTTTAGAGCCTTACTGTCTACTAAGATACCGTCATCTTCCATGTGCATCAGCACTTCTAGCACCTGCATGTCTTGTTCGACTACCTCTTGAAGTGACGGGGTCAGCCCTATCTTGGCAAGTAACTTTTTATACAACAACCAGGTCCACCTAGCGTCAAGGTGTACATACCTACAGGCTGCACCAAAGGGGACGCTGTTGATAACGCTGGCTAACTTCCCTTCTCTAGCATAGGCAGAGTGAGAACCAAAGTTGTGGGCGATTAAATTAACAAGGGAGAAGGACTGAAGATTCTCATCCTCAATGTGTTGGAGTACCATAGTATCCATGTATGGTCCTGGGGGAATCTCCCCGTAGTACTTCTTAAGGGAGCGAGCATCAAACTTAACGTTGTGCCCAACCTTAGTTAACGGGCTAAAGAATAGTGGGCGCAATATCTCAAACACGTCATAGCGTGTCAACTGCTTAGGAGGGTCTGAATACACCCCAGGGATTAGGTAGCGAGCCTTTGCTAAGGACTCCTCACCACTTTTGAGCACCTTACGGTAGCCAACTGGAGGGATAGTGTCCCCATCGCCACGCTGCTCTGGGATGAGTACTTCCCCTTGTAGGTGCCCCATGGGGATGGCCCATGAACGCCCATGTGTAGCAATGCCTATCCAAAACACTTCGTTTCGTAATGGGTCTAATGCTAGGTCTTTTAAGTAACGTAGTTTAACTACCTCAGTTGAGCGGGTGACTGTGTCAGCCGTGGGGCTCTTAAGCGTTGTGATGTGTTCCGCGCACTCTTTTAAAAAGTGCTTGTTAACATCATCATGGCGCTCAAGAATCCCACGGGACTCAATATCAAATGCAAAGGCTCCAGCGTTGGTAACAACCTCAACTAGATCTTGCAACTGCTCAACGGTTAGTACCGTTTGAGCCATGTGGTTTACCGAGCGTCTAGCAACTCTGTTGCAATAGCAAGCAACTCAGCGCGTGTAGGGATGCTTAAGATGCTGGCGTCATACACGTTTGTTACCAACGATGTCATCTGCTCATCTGAGATGGCAACAAGTGCCCACTCTTCCAAGTCACGCTCACGAACCATCTGCAAAACAGTCTGAGTCTGTGAACCCTTGCCTGTTTTTGAAACTGCCCAATAATTCTTGGACAGTGGCCCTTGGCGTGGGTCGTTGTGAAAGTTCTTCAACTGGTCGATCAAACGCACACCGACCTCGAAGGACTTTACAGTCGTGTCTCCGCTTTCATCCATTAGCCCGATGTTAAAGGCGAACTTAGTGCTTGGGCGGTTTCCAGCGTCACACAGTGGACAACCCTGTGGGGAGTCATGTAGACAAGTGAAGGACTTCTGACCCGTGCGCTCAATCCAGTGAGTCCTAAAAGATGCGTATGGCTCATCCTCTAGGAACTTAATTACCTGAGTTGTCTCAAGAACCTTGAAACGTTGGGCGAAGTCAGAAGAGGCTTCCTTGATCTTTTCTGCTGCACCCCAACCGCGTTTGATGGTGCGGGCGACGGGGGCTGTGGCCTTTGCTGGTGTGTCATCGTCATCGGCTTCCTTAACGGATATGCCTGCTTGTTTCTTTGCTGTCGGAGTAGTGAACTCCGCTTCGTCGTCTGTCTCGAAGTCTTCGTATCTGTTCTTTGTCATGTTAGTTGTTTGCTTTCTGTGTTGGGTGTTTATGTGATTATGCTTACTTTTTCCAGTTTTCCTTGATGTGTTTTGTGAATGCTATCCAAGCCGCTCTTTCCGAAACGGTCCTATTCCGTGAGACAAGACCGAACTGTTGAAGTGACCGTAGTAGTAACTCTACCTGATGTTTGGTGTATAACCTACATCCTTTTACAGATTTACCAGGAATTTGTGTCCCCGTTGGCTTGTCTGTCCTATAGGTGGCGTTGGGGATATAACCCCTGGATTCCCACGCCCGTATGGTGGTTGGGGACCTATGTAATAGACTAGCAACATCTCCAATCTTATAAAAGGGGGTTTTCTCACCGTTCACTAGAAAGTATACGGGCTTAGTACCATAGAAAGGATCGTCAGTTAGGTTCTTCGCCTTTACTGCTGCCCTGCTTTTGGGAACCGTCGAACCTGGGTAGTTCTTGTTGGCGGCGTCTATGCCTTTAGCGCCCATACTTCCTTCTCACTGTAGAACGTCTTTAGGGTCTCCTGAATGGCGTCATTATTCCAAGCCAGTCCTAACAACTTGTCTTCGCTTAGTACCTCAATGGTTTCTTTTACAGTGTCCCAGTGGCCTGTCTCTTTAGACCATGCTTCAGCAGCGGCGCTATTAAATGACTTAGTCAATCTACGCTCTCGCTTAATTTCAATGTCCCCCATCTCAATCCAAAGGTTTCCCTTCTCGTCAGGCTTACCGTGTGCCAGTAGTGTCCCTGTCAGTTCAGCCTTAAACCCATCAACTCGCTTTTGCAGGGCTTCCAAAAGTCCTTTGCTGCTTCGGTACTCCTCTACCAACTTGCGTGTGTACTCAACGTCTAGTGGTGTGCTTTGTGGGGCTTCCCGTTTTATGTTTGCCATGTTATACCTCGCTGTTTGTTATGAATGTGGATAGTGTGCTTAAGTTTAATTGGAAGTTTCCGCTGGTGTCGTAACCACCATCTATGAAGGCTTTATTAATCCCTCTCTTTTGTTGCAGCATTTCATATTGCCGTTCTTCAATACTTCCCTTCATTACGAATGACACAATATTAACATGCGGGAACTCAGATGACAACCTTATGATTCTGGCTTCGCGTTGGTCTAGTTTTCCAGCGGACCACGGAAGGTCATATGATATAAGGTAATTAGCGATAGGTAGGTCAACACCATACCCTCCTGCGTCTGACGATAGAAACAATCTTGTTTTTGGGTCTGTGGAAAACTGCTGTTTAGACTTGTCCCTGTCCTTCATAGCCATGTCACCCATAAACAGCACACTGTTCGTAATGCTTGCTGATGCTTTTTGGATGAGGCGCAAATTGTTCTTGAAGAACGAAAACACTACAACCTTATTGATTGGGTCTTCGTCCAATACTGTCTCTATGTATTGAAGCACCGCATCAAGTTTTGGAGTAGCGGTTGATTTGTTCAAGTAACCTTTAGCAAGCATCTGTGCCGCGTGTTGACTACCCTTCCCCGCTCCGTACAAGTTGTAGTTGTTGGCGGAGTTAACGACTAGTTCTGGGTTGTCACAGAACATTCGTAGGGTTGTCAGGCGCGACATTATCTCACCGCGTACTGCATCTCCCTCTTTACCATAGTAGTGGGACCACAGATCAAAGTTGCCCCCATGAGAATCAAGCGCCTTCTGGATGCTGTCCAATAAGTCTTCCGCCAATATCTTGTAAGTTATGGCCCCGCTGTAGTCGAAGGGAACGGGTATGAAGTGTGTGATTACTTGGGGGAGTTGGTCTGCTATATCTTCTCGTGTCTTGCGAATCATTACTGGGAGCATGCTCTCATGTAGTGATCTAAGGTTACGATACCTTTTTGGTCTCCCAAACCCGTCTCGAACGATGAAGGTAGCATCAAAGATAGAGAACTTCCCCAATACCGCTGGGTTAACAAACTCCATAATTGAGAATAACTCTTCTGGCTTATTCTCAATAGGTTGACCCGTTAGTGCAAAGCGGTAGTGGTACTTTTTACCTATCCTCTTGAGTAGTCGAGAGCGCTTTGTTCGTGGGGTTTTAATCATTGTCGCTTCGTCTACCACGATGGCGTCAAACACATGCTTCTCATACAGCGGGAGGTCGTTAATCAATGACTCAGAATTTACTACAACGTAATCTACGCTTATCGCTGTCCTCCATAACTTCTTTCTTTGTGAGGCACTGCCATCAATAACTGTTACCTTAGCGTCAGTAAATTTGTGGATCTCTCGTTCCCACTGAAACTTTAAAGAGGCTGGCACCACAATAAGTGTCTTAGAAATGTCTCCTCTGGCTTTGAGTGTTTCCAGCGCTGCGAGTGTCGTTACTGTCTTCCCAGCGCCCATCACCAGGGCTAACAACATCTGGCCACGGTCAATCATTAACTCTGCGGCCTCTTCTTGAAAGGGGTACAACTTACCCTTAAACATGGGACCACCATGGGAATACCGATGCTTTACTGAGGGCGGTCACTATGTCTTCGTGTCCCATGTCCCCAATGTCTTTCGCATCTGTGTGTGAGTACTGCAACCACTTTATGCCATGGCGGAATGCTGGCAACTTTCTCATAAGAACTTTTCCAGAGGCTATCCCAGCCGCATCGTTGTCTAGGGCAACAATCAGTAGGTCAACAGAATTTGCTAACAGTGATATTTGCTCTTTGCTGACATGTGCCCCAAAGGAGGATAAACCACTGCAACCATCAACGACGGTAGAAATGCGGGCTACGTCTAATGGGGACTCCACCAATACTCCAATGGAACTACTCAGCGTGTCCAGCCCGAAGAGTGTCTCAGACTTCTTAACACCCTGTGGATAGTTACGAACCTTGCTTGGTGACTTCTCCTGCCACCCCCACAACTCTCCATGCTGAGAAACTATTGGTAATACCCATGTTTGAGATTCCCTAACAAACCTAATACCATGCTTACTAGCAGACGCACGATCAATCCCCCGTGTGCGTAGTCTGTTATCTGATGGGGCGGCAAAAGCACTGAAGGCCTTCCAATCAACCTCTGGGCGTTTTTCTACAACCTCTTCAGAGTTTAATCTGTCCAATCCTGCATGTACTAAAAAGGAGTGCACAGCAATAATGGAGTCTGGTTCACCTGTAAGTTCCGCAACAAGACTGGATAGTGTGCCCCGGGCCCCACAGGAGTGGCACAGCCATAAACCGTTGTGGGCATTCATAGACCAAGACGGTGATTGGTCTGCCTTCCCAACACGTTTAATGTGCACTGGGCAACGGGCTGAGATCTCCTTTTCACCAACCCGCTTAACCTCTACACCGAGTTGGCGCAGGATGTCGGCTACGTCAGTAGTACCATTTGTCACTCTCGTCTGTGTCTGCATCATCACCCGCCCCCACTTCTGTAAAGTCCATGTTGTCCCAATCCCAGTTAATGCGTATCTCCCCAAGAGGTGCTGAACGAGCGAGTACAACGCGAATGATTCCCTGGTTCTCAATGTCTGGGTCAGACTCAATGGACAAGATCAGGTCTGAGTCTTGGGCGAAAGATGAAGTGTAGCCAATGGCGTCAGCAGTAACTCTACGAGACTTCTTATTACCTAACTTCCATGCCAAGATCTGAGTTGTCCCAACCACGGGGATGTCTGCATTCTGCGCCAACCTCTTCAGTCCGCGTGTGATGTTTGTAAGGGACTGTGGTGACCCCTTAGGTGCGCCATGCTCATCATCCATTAGGTACACACCGTCTATGAACAGGATATCTGGGCGGTACTCCTTGACCTTTGCCATCAAGGAACTAACGGTCGTTAGTGATGATGTGTCCTCAGAAATTACAAACGGGTGCATGTTCTTACGTTGTCTAAGGGTTTCCTTGACCCTATCAAACTCTTTGTCTGTCATAGACCCTCGTAGGATGTTGCTGTAGGGAACCTTCGCAACAATGGCGTCATAACGAGAGGCCTGTTCTTCATAAGACATCTCAAAGGATACAAAGAGAGGGCGTTTTCCATGAAGGTGGGCAGCGTTTGCCATCATGAGTGTCATCAATGACTTACCCTTTTTGGCTTCACCAACAAAGGTTACTAACTGTTGTGGACGTAAGCCCGATGTGATTCTGTCGAGCGTGGGGATTCCAGTTGGTATTCCACGAAGACCATTAGGGGTTTTGCGCATCTCGTCATAACGTGCGACACGCTCTTCCCATGTATCAATGAGGTTGATGTCCCTAAGACGAGCCACATCTGCGCCCGCTCTCTCCACACCAGACGCGAGTATCTTAAACGCTGCATCCGTGTTCCCACTATCCAGGGCGGGCATAGCAGAGGACATAGCCTCAACGAGATTCCGCTGTCTGGAGGCTTTAAACACCTCTCCAATAAGAGAACTAAAGGGCTCATTAGTTGCATCAACAAATGTGAGGTCGCCAAACTCTTGCTTGACCGCACGAACAGTTGGGACGGCATCATGGTCGCGCCAAAAGGTGAGCATCCATGCCCATACAATGGACCACTCAGTAGTTAAGTGCTCTGCTTTAACCCCATGTTTTAATGGGTATGTAAAGTCTGCTTCTTGTATTACCTTACTAACAAGTAGATGCTCGGCACTAGACATTAGATAGACCACGCTGTGTTTGGAGTAACCACTGTAGACCTAAATCCAATTATCTGAGCCTGTTCTTGGTCTGCTGTATATATCTTGGTTATGCCTCGATTAAATTGAAGGTCGAAGGCCAAATCTTCGATGTTGTCGTAGGCAACTACGTTGGTCGCTATACCTTTGCGCGATAACCAGTTCTCGATAGCGCCACCGATACCAGCATTTAACAAGGTGTACACCTCAGTACCAATCCCAAGACGGTTAATGGCATCCCCTAAGTATTTTATTGGTAGAACGTTTGGTTTCCACATCTTTAAGTACGCTTCCCACTTTTCTGTCTTTAGATAAAACTTTGCCTTTATTGCAGCAACCCCCTCAGGTGCTGATGCCAGAACGCCTTCAAACATTGTCGCCTGCATTTTTGATGCGTATGGCGCAAGATCATTTCTTTCCATTACTGGTTAACCGATAATCCTTCCCCGAGAACGGAATTGAGAGGGTGCATTCTTGAAGAATGGATGGTAGTCGCTTACCATACAGTGTGTCAAGTCTGTCGATTGGGTACTCCGAAGTCACTATGGTGAGCAACTTCTGTTCATAGCGGCTGTTGAGCATCGTGGTAATCGCCTTCTTAGTATAATCTGACTGCCTCTCCATCCCCAAACCATCTAGCACAAGAATGTCGTACACCGAGTAGATGTATTTAATCATGTCTGGGTCCCCGTACATGTCATCAAATTCTCGATCTTTCTTATTCATGTGGTCAAATACTGCTTCCATGTACTTGTCACTAGTTACGAAGAAGCCACCCAGTTGTTTGGTGAACACGATTTCTCGTAAGAGTGCTGCTGCTATGTGTGTCTTTCCTGTACCTGTTGGGCCGCATAGATACAAGCCCTCCCCAGACTCTCTATTTGTTTCAAAGTTTGTTAACCACCCCGTTAGCAAATTAACAATGTCAACCCCGCCTTGATGCTCGTACTCCGCAAAAGTCTTCCCCATAAACCTCTTTGGAATGTGTGCGTTTGCTACCCGTTCTAGGGGTGAGCGATTTCTCCAGTATCTTGCTGAGCGCCATTCGGTCATAAGTATTTTTCCAATCTTGAGTCCAAAATGTACTCTGAGTCGTCAACAACAGCAACCCCAATAGTCACAAGTTTGAATAGTTTATCTTGCTTGGCAAGGAATCCTCGCCAGGCTGAAACCTCAATTGGTAGTGGTGTTTGCTTAATCTCCTTTGCGAACAGATCAATCATCTGGTACATCTGATTGGATGTCACTCCCTTCTCACGCATGTTCTTGAATGCCTTTGTTAAGGCTGGGCCGTTTACTGGTGCGTTCAGTGTCATGGACGACGACGTTGTAGCCTCTCGAAAGTAACTAACAAGACGAAGTAAACTCCCAGTCTTTTCTAGTGGGTGTACCACGCCTTCATCTATGTCCTGTCCTATGGATTTGACATCCCAGTCGTCAGTCTTTCTTATTTTCACCATAATGTGCAACTCGAATCCTTCTACTGTTCTCAACTGGTGTTAGGGACATTGCTGTTCCCTTTAGCGGCTTACCCTTTTCATCCGTTCCAAGAGTTTCGTACTCCCACATCCAGCGCATCGTTCGCTTCATAACAGCCCCTCCTCTAATGTCTCGTATTGGACGAACTTTCCCTGCCCATAACGGATGTAATGTTGAACCTCAAACTTCCGTAGCCGTTCCACTTCATGTTCCAAGAAATCAATTCTAGCCATTAACATGTCTCGTTCTTTAGCCATGCCAATTATCTTGTTCCTGCCACTCATCAATCTCCTCCCTCATCACAGGAGAGGTTATATGCAGTTATTTCTTGTTGCTCGGCATCTCTTTTATCCAAGGCGTGGAGACGGTTTGCTTCAGCCGAGGCTTCATCTTGCTCAATGTCCATTATCTCATTTTCATAATGTATGCGCAAAGAACTCATGGCTATCTCAAACTCATTATCTATCTCAACAGTGTCTAAGACACGTCTAGTTGTTATCTCTACGATGTTTTGCATAAACACTGCCAGTGCATGATCCCGTGGAAATTGTGACATGTTATTCTCTCCCGCTACTTATGAGGTCTATCGTTGCGTTGAACCGTTTGTTTGCAGATTTCATTGCCTCATTGTAAACCGCCGCGAATGCTTTGGTTGACTCATTGTATTCGTCCAGCGCATCCGCCGTGGTCTTCTCATAAAGTTCCCCCGCCTCAGCGTCGAGTTCCTCTTTGGACTTCTTTGCTTGCTTCCCCTTCCACTCAGCATCTTTTTCAATAGTAACTTTTGACAGACGATTACTTGAATGTTCAAAGATAACAACGCCTTCTGGCTTCATGTAGCCTGGGGCGGCAAATGAACCACGCAGCCTCAAGCCAGTGAGCGCTTCCCCGATAGCCGATTCAGCCTCAAGCCATGGGATGTTCCCCGCGATCACGGGAACACTACAGAGTTTCGGCGTTAGAAATGGAACCTCGAACCAGCGAGAGATGTTGAACAGGCTGAATCGTTTATCACCGTTGAGAAGTCCGTAGCCACGATTGATGCTTGAACCCCACCACTCGCCATAGTGATGGCCCACGCCAAGATCTGCTGCCAGTGTGTCTTTGTTCTCTTGTACCCAACGGGCGAAACCATGATTGTCTGCCTCTTTGGTTTCGTAGGACAACCACCGTGTGCGGCCACCAGCACGGACATGGAACTCATCCAGAATCTCTGGGTGCTGCTCGATTAAAATTAGACCATTTGAACCATCAATCTTTTCGGTGATTGTGATTGGTCTACGATGGCGCGGAATCTTTCCAAATGCTGGGTACCGCTCTTCACGCACTTTGTGTTCTTCTATCACTTGTTGTCTCCTTCTGTTATACCGCTTTGATATTCTTCTAGTTTGTCTCTATCCTCAGAGTAACTGTTCCAAGCCATCTGCTTGAGTGGGCCAGGTGCTGTTTTACGCCATCTGGCTAATGTCTCTTGGCAATTTGCCTGAAGATGTTCCAGCACGATATCTATCTCGGCATCCATATCAGCCTCCTGTGGGAGGATACTCTACATGTTCTCCAGACTCTCTGCAAGTCTTCTCCGTGATTAGTTTGAACTGACGTTCCCACTTAGGGTCCGACAGAAATAGGTCTTTTTCTTTGGTTTGGTTTTCTCCCCCTTCTAGATTATGATAAGTCTCTATAGATTGGGTGTCACTGGGGCCACCCCCCGAGGGTGTCCGTGGTGACACTAGGGTAGTGCCTGTGGTGACACCCCCCCTAGTGTCTGTGGTGACACTACCCCCCAGTCCAGATGCTGGGTTGTTGAAGTCAATCGTGTACCTGTTTGTCTGATTACTGCCCTTTGTTCCACGACGAACCTTCTTGTGTATAACCCCAATTTCAACCAAACGAGCCATAGCCCTGATTACTGTCCTTCTGCTAGTCCCAGTCAGTTTGGCCAAGTGTTCATATGATGTTGTTAGTTGCTGAGTGTCATTGTCCATGTATTGCAGGGCGTTAACCAGCACCGCAAGGGCCAAATTGTCCCCTCTCAGATACTCCAATGCCCATCTCGGTACTGGTATGAATTGTCCGCCAAACTTGCTCTTTGTCATGTTGTGCTCTTTCTGTTGTTGTGCTAGTCTTGTTATTAGTCGGGGTCCCCTTCTCCCTGATAGTCCAATCTTCGGATGTGGGCGCTGTGTCTGCGGCGGTGGTGGGTTTCTTCCCCTTTTTCCTACCACCGCCCCACAGTCTTTAAGGAAATACGAGGGCGATTTCCTGTGGGGTAAGAATCATTGAAGAGTGTGTGCCATCCTCGTAGGTAAGCACCATATGAACCATTGTAAGCCTCTCTAAGGCCTCAGAAGTGAGAGAGGGCCTTGACCTACCAGAAGATGCTTTTGACACCGCTACGGGGCTCTCAGTGGCCTTAGCGGGGATTGTAGGGGTAGGGGTGTCCCCCTCCACCTCAATAGGGACTAACCCATTGGTGAGGTCTAAAATGGTCATTCCCAAGGAGTCCGCCAACAGGACTATTTCCTTAGTTGTTTCAGTTGGGTCATTTTGCTCGTTCTCATCCCACAGCAAAAGAACCTTAGCCTTTTTGTTGAAGTTTAATGCGTCTGGGAACAGGCTATCTACCTTGACAATTTCACTAGTGGCCTGACCTAGGTTGGTGGGTATGCGTCCAGTCTCTGTGTAAATTGTGAAGTCTGCGGAGTAATCCAGCAGCCAATCCAATACTCGTGCTTGACCAGCCGTGGGTTTACCAGTCCACAAGTAGTGAAACTTTGCGCCCTCTTTAACATCACCAAGACCCGCCTCGATGACGTTGTCTGATGAGTTGCCTGTACCTGCAATCAGGTATTCCATGTTGTCTCCTTTTTATTTTAGTGAACGTTTATTCGCCCAATCTCCCAACAAGGTTAGCAACCTTAGTACCGCATGGCAACCCCCAGCCAAAGCAGACACCGCAAGCCCTGCAAGCCAACGGTCATCAAAGGGCAAAATAAAGGTGGCGGCGTAAGATAAGACAATCCCTGCCAATACCTTTACCCACGGCATAGCCTCTCTCGGGGTGACCGCGTCCAACAATTGCATCACTTTGTAAACTGCTAGTGCACAAATTATGTAGGTCATCATGTCCTTAAAACTTTGCAGTGTCTACTAACTTAGCCTGCCAGGAATCCAATCAAATGTCAAGTCAGTACTGATATCAAAAATAGTGGTGTCAATAAGCATACTAACAGGAAGTATTCTGGGGAGAAGGGTAGTCACAGCATCTTGTGTTCTCTTCTTGCTTGTGGAGTAGAGCGAATAGGATGCGTACGGAGAGCCACTCCATGCGTAGTCTGCGAAGAAGTTTTGGTAGATAAATCCACCAAAGTCTGAGTCACCATTCCAAAAGGTTCCGGAAGTGTAGGGTTCCACCATCCACTCTGTGAGAGTTATGCTTGATTCTGCCGCAATGCTAAATATAGTAACTGGGAATTTCGACCCAGTAGTTGCTAGGTCTGGCATTTTAATAACAACCCTATCGGTAGGTGCTATCTCCGCAGTGAGCAACAACTCATCCTGTGGGTCTGTTGCCCAGTCAGACCAGTCCCCACTTGCGGCCCACTGCCCCCCGTACACTGAGCCGTCGCCAGTCATCTTTACAGATGACCAGTACTCAATGTCTGCGAGTACGGGAACAGCAATATCAGATACCAACGCAACCTGCACAGCAGCAGCAGTTGGGTTAGAGATGGTAAGAACACCAGCGGCGTTTACAACAGTTGTGTCTACGTCCTGTTGTTCTACCTTCCATTTTTTAGTCCCGGAGGTGATAACGAACTTAGAATCAACAACCAGGTTTACTCTCTCTGCGTAAACCCTAAAGGAGTACCTTGGGGAAACAGGGGACTCAAGAATGTCTACCTGTGTGTTTGTAACCGCAGATAGGTACTGCTGAACCGATGCCAGCGTTCCTTTTCGTTGGCGGTAATACCCAATGTCTTGCAGAATTTGCCTGGACTTGGATATGCCAATCTCAGGTGGGGTCATCTCCAAGCCAAACATTTCTGAAAGGTTCTCGATGGAACTAGCGTCGGTGATGTTTGGGTCGTACTGGGACATAACAGAATCAATAAGAGTTCTGGTTCTATCTAACTCAAAACCAAATATGTTGATGAACCTCTCCAACTGACCACGATTCTTAATTTCTGGGTCAAGATTTCGACCAATGGTGTCTGCCACTCGATAATACTGAGGGATTCTGCCCCACAGTTGTGCCACAGATCCAAGGTCTTTAGGAACTAACTCTTGGAGTTCAGCAACCTTTTCGTACCAGTTAACGCCACTCGCTCCCGTTCCGTTTTGGTTGTAGTGCAAAAACATGGAGTAGTACGCCCACCTGCCTTCGGGGGCATTAATATGTGTGGCACTATACAAAGGGTCTGACCACAGTTGCGTCTTAACCACAGTACCATTTCTTACGGTTTCTGGGGGGCCAGTTTTTGAGTAAACAATTACAACATCTGTGATTGTTGTATCTCCTGTAGTGTTTAACACTGGGTTATTCAGAGTAAATGGAGTCCACTCCAATAACACGCTTGAGTAACTTATCGCCTTGGCCGTAAAGGTTACGCTGATGAACTTGTCTGTTGCAATGATAAACCCATCAGCACGGAGGGCGGAGTCTGAGACAAGACGTGTTTGCCCCGGCGGAGCCTCAGTATCTGAACCACGAACATATGACCCAAATGGGTTTAAGTCTGGGGCCTCTACAAGGTCTGCGCGGCGTATCCTAAAGGATGTAAATGCCATTAGGCAACCGTAATACCAGAAGTTGCTGTAACCACAACATCAGAGATTAGCAGCAGTGATACCTCCCCAGAGGCAACGCCCTGAACAGATGGGGAAAGCGCCACCGTGTCAACTCCGGAAGTTGCTGTTGTAAATTTCGAGATATTGGTGTAGTCAACACCATCAACATCCATAATAGTTCTGTAAAGTGTTCCCAATGTGACCACCTGGCTGAAGGACACAGAATCAAACACAAACAGTTCTTTTATCGCTGCCTTGACGGCGTCTGTAACCGTCGTCTGAACAAACGTAGGAAGCACATTTATGGTGCATTCAACCTTTACAAGTTCTAAAACAACCGATGGGATTACTACAGAGTTGATTCCAACCATCTCTCGTGGAACGATGTAGTCATACACGTTAGCCCTAGTGTCATCAGAGAGTGTCAGAGGGCTGGTTGTTGGCCCCACTGGCAAGGTTCCGTCATACACATCTGGGGTACTCATTGGAAACAACTTTATTTGCGCATTTTTAAAACGGGCGGCAGATGAAACGGCGACAGATGTAACATTGGTGGCAGTTTTGGCGTAGGTAAATGTAGTAGTGAGAGGCACTTCGACAACCACATGTGTTCCATTGAAGGTGTCATCAACATCAAAGACCGCTATGGACTCTCCAACGGTCAACCCGTGAGCGGTGGACGTTGTCAGTGTGGCCACGTTAGTTGTTAGCGCCTTATTCACAATGAGCCCAGACTTAGAAGTAGACCCAACAACTACAGAGACTGTTGCCTTTGTGATATTCGCCACCCTAAGCAACAGGTCTTTGTAGTCTGCTAAGGACACCGCCCTATCTTGTGACCTAAAGGATGCTGGAACGTTAATCCGCAGAGACTCTAAGGACTCAGTGTCTACACCACCAGCAGCCCTATTGACGTTGGGGATGATTATTAGCCCATCGTAGGACGGGCCAAAAGTGTTGGTTACTGACTCAAAAGCATTGATTGAGTTGGGTGCTAAGTTCCCCAAAGAACCCAAACTCTTTCGGTAGGTAATAGAGATGACCGCATTCACTGAAGGTATTTTCCCGTACACATTGTTACCAAAGGTGACAGCGGTTACTCCGTCTGAATAGGTGTTCACTACAAACACTGGGGTGGTACCTCCAGAAGAAATCAATCTAGATACACGAGAGTACGTGACAGCAGCCCCTGAAACTCCTTCTGAAACACTTGCAGTCACGCTGGAGCCAACTACCCCAATGCGCGTTAACGAGAATACCTGTCCAGGCTGACCATCACTGACAAACTCCTCAGTAAAGATTTCGCCCTGAGTTAAGGTAAACAACACTGGGGTTGCTTCAGTAAGGGATATTTGGTAGACCGTATATCCAGAAATAGCGGCACCAGTTCCATTAAACGCTATGGCACGATTGGAAGTAAAGATCACATCTGCGGAGTCCTCAATTAAGGACTTCCCAGTAAACCTTGTACCAGCAGGAATAAGGATTGGGTCTACATCTGTAGCCCCAGACTCCAAAGCGTTGATGGTGATACTAGAAGTGGACGCGGACATTCCAGACGGAATATAGTCCAGCAGGTTAGCAAGGGCCAATAACGAAGAGCGTTGTGTGGCTGTGTTTAGAAAGGCCTCACGAGCAGCGCGGTCCACGTAGTAGTGCAGGGTGTCACCCATATACGCCCAAAGGTCCACCAGTAGCACCCCAAAGTCCGAGTTCTCTCGTGATGTCCATTCGGGGAAAATAACCGCAGCACGGGCAAGTAGATCCTCTTTGATAGAAGCATAGTCTCGGTTGGTGTAACTGAAGGTGCTCATAATAGTGTTTCCTCGGTAATCAATCGTGGGACTAGTGTACTAAAGGTTTGGATGTCATTTCCTTGCGAGGGGATTGAGTAATACACAGTAACTTGAATAGTTGACCCAGTCTCTGGGTCTTGTTGTATCTGTGGGGGTGTGCCGACTGATAACTCTATAATTCGTACTCCAGGGACAGCCTGACTCAACCTAGCCATGGCAGCGGTTCGCCACTCAGCCATCTGTAACGAGCCTTCATTCTCAAAGAGCATCCCAGCAACCCCAGCGCCATAGTTGGATATAACAGTTCGCTCGAATGGAGAAGTAACAATAAAATCAAGGATTTGCTGGTTAATCATTGTTTCAAAACTTGTAACCCTTGAAACTGAGCCAGAGTAATCTATCTGAAACGGTACTTTTAAAACAGCCATTATGGGTGCTCCAATGCGTATACCCTGTTTTCAAGGTTTTTAAGTTTGTTTAATGACGGGCTTACATCAACAATAAACACATTAGTTAAGTTCTCGTCGTCAGACACCACCAGTACTTGTTCTCCAACTGTGGGAACTGGCCACACTCCATTTATAGAAGTACGTCCTATCTTAGAAATAGAAGCAGTTAGATCTGTACCAAAAGAGGGTGGCATCCTTACAACGATTTCTCCTGTTGACGAAGACACACGGGAAACAACAGCCCTGAAAGCCCCGTAAGAGTTAATAGACATTTGCAACATCCACAGAACTTCTCCATATATTGCCTGCACTAAGTACTGGGACTGGAGGGGCAACAAACCTCTTTCCCGCACGATCAACTCTCGGGGATGTGTTTAATGAATCTGTTTTAAGTTTGAGCGTGGTTAAGTACCTACTTAGCGTTACGAAGTGTGTTGCTTCCGCAATAACCCAGTCCATATCAAATGCAGAATCATACCTATTAAGGTTAACCAACCGTCCTGGGGTAGCCGAGGCCACTCCAAGAACAGTTACATCCGCCCGTAGTGGCCATTCTTTTTGGGCGAAACCCTCGGTCTTGCTAACTAGTTCTTCTTTGGTAGCAGCATTCACAGTTATTTCGTCCATAAAGCGTTGCCCGAAGGGCCTACCAAGCCCAGAAGTTGTAGTTGACGTGTGGGATTGTAGTTTCCCCTTGATGTCTAACGCCTTAAGGGTTTGTCCTGCGGACGAACCATACGGAGTAACATCCCCGATGTACCCAGTAAAGTCAACAACATTCCCAGGCTTCTCGTCCGCCCCGTTATCTGACAAGAGGGTGCTTAATGGAATGGAAGCAATTCCCCTGTGGTACGAAGAAGAGGGGTCATACACAGTTAGGTGAGCATCACTAGCGGTGATTGCATACCCGATACTGTCACATACGGAAACTAGAAACTCCCAATCCGATTGGTTGGTTTGAGTAAGGAGTTTAAACACAAGTCTATTGTTGGGGACTGAGTACGAGAGGTTGTATTTTTTAGAAATAGAGGCTAGTAACTTTGGCAAAGTTATGTTCTTATACGAAGCACTTTTAAGCCCCTTCATCTGGTAACTGGTGCCAAAACATACAACCTTGGCAAGTTGAATTGCCGACTTGTTAACAATCCCAGCGTGTGTTCTTGACTCCACTTCAACATAGGAAACATACCCATAGAAGTGCAAGAAGTTAACAGAGTCACTTCTGATGGACACCTTTACTGGTAGCCCCTTGTAGTCAGTAACAGCGAGGCCCGGAAAACCAGCGTAGGTAATTGTTGCCATGTCATGCTTGTTTTCGGCCAGAGAAACCTCAACAGAAACTATTGAAGAGTCATCAACAACCCCACCTGTAATGTCAACCTTAACAGTTGGCGCAGATTTAGTTGCTCCGCTAAATATCATAATGGCAACCTAATAATTGTCCCAGGGACGAGCCCCAATGGAAATCTAAGTTGTGGGTTTAGATCAACGATTCTCCAGTATTGAGTTGCATCCGAGTACATGCGGTGCGCAAGCCCATCAAGGGTATCCCCAGCCCGAACAGTGTAGGCCTGGTAAGCACCCAGATATGCAGTTTTGCGCTCAGACAACAAGTTTCCATTGTCGTCGTAGTCTCCGTAGGTGTATCGGGAAGTAACTCGTAGTCGTAGCATTATTTACCCTTCAACGCAGGTTGCCACATGATGTTGTTAATAACAACCTGCTGGCTAAGAGCGAAGTCCTTACTAAACTCACACTTACCCAGGTTAATGGTCTCATCGAGGTTGGTGGTGTTGTACGAAAGAGAGAGAGAACAGTCCCCTTTTAATGTAAACCTTTCGTCAGAGAAGGGTCTAAGATTCCCAAGATCGGCGTAGCGTTCCGTTGGTGTTACCTTAAAAACCAACCACACCGCGTCCGAAGACCCAGTATACCTAAAGTACCCGTTGGCAGGGACTGTCTTAAGTTCTAAGATTTCCCACACCTTCGATGGTGTTGAAAGACCAGGAGCAGTCAAGTTTGTTGGGACTGGTGAGAGTGTTAGCACCCCACCTACTGATGGTATAAGATCGCTAGCACCTGTTCCCTTATCATCCTTCCCCACTACCCTATTTGTTGCATCCTTTTGATGGCTGTGCCAGTACAACTGTAAGTTTAATACTCCAGTTACACCAGTATTCCTGTAGGAATCAACACTTGGAAGTAGCGGCCTAATCTCATTTAGGGGCAGTAGTATCTCTATCTCAAACTCGGCCTTACGAGAAAACAACATATTCCCCAAAAGAAACTTCTTGTCCGAGAAGTACGGGGTTTGGAGGGTGGCTTTTTGGTATGGCAGTGCTGAACCCCAAAAGTTACTTGCTAGTAGGAAAGGTCTATTTATAGTCTCCGTTAGTTTTATTGAAGGGTCAACAACCGTTGTTTGTTGTATGGTACTTGGTTTACTTGACGTACCACTCGCCAGTTTATCATTCACTATGGTGCCAATCTTAGTAAGGTATGTATCTTTTTTGGCAAAGCCCATGTAAAGAGCCTGCATCTGGATATCCACCACACACTGAGTTGGGATCATGCCTGCTGAAAACTTATTGAAGGTTACGTTTATGCTAGAGATATACCCCTCCACCATAAACCACTCTGTGAATACCACACGAACCGGCTGGGAGATCAAGAAGGCAGTGTTACCGACGTTCGCACTTAGGGACTCCTCAGTAACGAAATCTTTTGATTTAGCAGTATCTTTTTTGTCCTCTTCAACAGTTGTATTCTCCAACGCTTCTTTGGCTGCGTCAGCGACCTGTATTTCTGTTGCTTTCTCATTCCGTGCGATTATGGCCTTAACCGAAGCCTCAGAAATGCTTTGCCCAGTTATGTCATCCAGCACCATAAGATCTACCAGAACCCCAAGATCAGTAACCCACGCAGGGTTAAAGGAACTCCCAGCCGCTGCGGATGTCATCTTCGCATGAGCCTTCGCCAGCGCGGCCCACCTTGCTGCCTCTGTGTTAACCGCATCTCTTTGAGACAGGCGGCTGGCAGCGTCCGCAACCTCTTCAAAGCCTGTCTTTGGGGGGGACCAATTACTTCCTATTTTAAGTGTCCCACCAACACCGCCAATATACTTTCCACTGTTTACTTCGGCCTCACGATTAAATAGCAGTACAAAACCAAAACTTGCGTCACCAGGAATTGGTTGGGTCATTTGCGCAGCGTCTTGGTTAAACCAATATTGAATATCATTTCGCGCCTGTACACCACGTTGGATCACGTCTGGATTAAACTGAAACTTACAATAACTCTTTCCAAGAGAGTCCCCTAGGTACACGGCTTCATTTAGTTTTCGTATATACCCCCGTGTTACCTTCTGTAAACCACGCTTCGCAGCATCTGCGTTTGCAGCAATCGTGTAGGCAGGCCCAGGATAGATGAAGTCAGGGTTAACCATTCCTGCCTTCTGCGCATCCTTAATCCACTCCATCTCCGATAGAAGAGCGGGAACGAATGTTGCCCCACCATACGTTTTCGGAGCGCTTTCTACCTTGGGCTTGGCCAGGTGCTTTTTGGGTTTTCCTTGTTTATTTTTTTGGTGCACCACTATGTAGTCCTCAACACTTCTCTTTTAAGATCTGTTTCCAGAATTCGGGCAATTCGTTGGGCGATTGCATGGGCATCATTAGTGGTACTTCCTGTGGATGTCATGTAGATGTTAGGGGCAATAGTAACACTGCTTCCTCCAGCAACTGTTACGTTTGTTCCACCACGCTGGGGGGCATTGGTGATTGGATCGCCCGTAGAGAACCCACCCGCCTTAACTGCTGCTTGGGCTTTTGGATACCACGCTTCCGTATCATTCATCGGATTCCCACGTTTGTTCCACGGGACATAATTTCCACCACCAAATTCAAGACGTGCCGCCTTAACATTCGTTGCGGGGTCATACAGTTCTTCATTGGTTGCTATTTTGTAGCGCTCTCTCCTGGCCTCCCCCATCTTCCCCAACATGTTTATTTGGAACAAGCCATAAGACCTGTCGGGACCTTTGCCGTTGTACACACCTGGAATCCAGTTTGATTCACGTCCAGCGATGGCGAGCATGTTCACTAGGTCTTTACCCTTAAAGCCTCGCTTGTGCATAAGCCCCGCAAGTTCTATAGGGTCCATAGCCTTCATCGAGCCCCCAGTTCCTGCTGACTGAGGAGTGGACCGCCCAGTGCTAGTGCTGGACACACTGAGGCCATTGCCCCCTGTTGACCCAGTAGCCCCGCCCATGTGTGTGCGGTTCTCTGCCAAAATTGCTGATATTCCAGCGCCTATCCCTATTTGATTAAACGTTTGAAGACCCCTACCTACCGTAGAACCACTCCCAGACGAGGTGTTGATATCCCTTTGGTATGTGTCCCCAAGAGCGCCCCCACCAACAGGGTTGCCATTAGCATCTAGTTTATCTTCGTAAGCCTTTGCCCCAGCAGGAAGCCCCCACGGAGCACCAATCTTTTCGTACTCCCAGCGGCCATTTGGTAGTTCCGCAGGTTGAACGTGCCATGGCTCATTGTTTACATCACCAAATGTTTTGAGCCCAAATCTCGCAGCATTCTCTTGTACCCAATCAAGGTCCCCAACTAAGTCAGCAGCCAAGCCAATTTCGTGCATAGACTTTCCTGGGGGCATAGCAGGTGCACCTGAGTGTCGTATGTATTCTTCTCCTCTGTAGGACACCTCTCCTTTCTCTCCAGGCCCTGCTTTTTTGTAGCGCGAGAAAAACATTGTTGCTTGCTCTGATGCAGAACGATGCCCCTGCCCAATACCAACGTTTGGGTTTTCCTGCATCATGGCCAACAATTGGTTTTTGAACCTAGAATTCAATGGACGGAATGTTGCAGAGTTTGTAAGTTCCCCAAGGCTTACTCGCCCTGGGGGTCTTGCATACCCCATTGGAACCTTTGCGCCAGTTTGGTTCTTCCCCACCGCACCGGGTACAGGGTCACCAGTATTAGCAATGGTAAGACCACCAGCGATAAGACCCATACCCAATGGCGCTCCGCCACCAAGAGTACCCGCCGTAATCCCCATTCCAACCGCAGCCATACCATAGCCAAGTACCTTGCTCTGCCACGTGTTCTTGGTGCTGGTTCTGAGCCCAATAGCGCTACTAAGGAAGTCTTCTAAACCTCCCATGGCCTGAGTTAACTTCTGTGTTGCCACTTCAAGATCCGCATAGTTATCTACTTGTCTACGGGCGAATTTATCTTCCCTACTTTCCTTTACACGGGTTGTCTCTTCCGCTTGGGTCGCAAAGGTATCTTCAATACCCATAGTCGTGCGGTCCTTCTTCTTTGAAGGGTCGTACATATCCGTTTTGCCAGTCTTCTTTTGATACTGGACATTTGATTCCGCGTAATCCAATACGGTGTCTATCATGTCCTCTGGGACACCCATTGACGAAAGTCTGGCCCTAGTGACAGACCCAGCCTGTCGTGCTCCTTTAAGCACATTTTCGTTGGTTAACCCAGAGCCCTTGGTTATGTTCCTGATAACTTCACCAATGTCTCGCTGCTTCCCACCAGGGCCATACATCCCTGTTCCTAAGGTCATAGTCATTCTGTTGTTTACTTGGGCAGAAGAAAGAGATTGCATCATCCCAGCAATTTGCCCCGTGGACTGTGACCACCCTGAAAGCGCCCTCATACCCTCTACTGCCCCAGCATTTAAGTTTGCGTTAAGACCAGTTGCTTGTTGTAGCGCAAGCATTGTGCTAGTTCCATCCACACCAAGTTTTGACTTGCTTATTGGGGTTCTTAAGTCCATAGCCTGCATCTGAGTTAGACCACGAGTTTGCATCATGTAATTGGTCAGTTTGTCGTTAGATAACACCCTTCCGTAGGCGCTGTTTGTACGATTATCAATTGTTTGGATAGCCAGCGCAACCGCTTGGCCCATAAGTCGCGGCCACACACGGGCACCCTTAGCAGCAACGCCATCTTCCCTGCCCCCCCTTCCACCATTGGCAACATCCTCATCCATTCCTTTGTTGATGATGTTTACAGTTTTATATATGCTTTGGGTAGATGTGTTACCTGAGGCAATGGCATTCTGAGCAGCACTCGTTGCTGTCTGGGTTAGGGGCAATTTAACTGCTCCAGCACTTGCCTTCGCGCTCCCCATACCATTAGGGCCTAGCCCCTCCATTTGCTGGAGATTGGTGAGGGTCTTGTTCAGTTCAGCATTGATTGACTTTAAGTTAGTGTTCAGCCACTCAAAGTCTTTTCTAATTCCAGATACGCCCTTAGCAAGTTTGTCTAGTTGGACAATATCAACCTTAAACTTTGCCTTGATATCTGGGTTTATTGCTTTTTCTGCTGTTGCTGCCACGATTAGTCCTGTCTATGCCATCTGCTCATTGCCGACCAGTAAGTGCGCTGACGCACCGTCATCGTTTTAATATCCTTGAGCGAGAAGCCCTTGTAAACAGCAGCAATCGAATCGTAGTCCCAGTATGTACTTACTATATTAGCCGAATAAAAGTGAGGCCCAGTTGAGCATGATTGGGAATGCTTTTCCACAATGGGCGCAAAGGGCTTCCACCTCCTTAATATCAGGGCCTGGCTGGGCCTTTAACAACTTGTCAATGATCTTGGAACGATCTTTACTTCCTAACTTTTTAGCCCAATCCTCTGGGCTATTTGGTTTCTGCCCATCAGCCCACTCAGCGCATCGTGCGATTAGAATGGTGTTTTGCTCAGGAACAGTCTTGGCCTTCTTGCTCACATACTGGCTATCCGCGCCAGTCATAAGCCTAAAAGCCTGTAGTGTGCCATCCTTAAGTGTCACTATTAAAGGTTCCTGTGGGTTGCCCACTCCTTTACGGATTGGGAACTCATCTAAGCCAATTTGTACATCATTTGATTTTCCGCAATGAGGGCAGTTTATTTCGTATTCACGATAGTCACCATAGGTGGCCCGTACTGTGGCCAAGAACAACATATCTCTATCCCCAATAATTAGGGAATCAATGGTTTCTGGGTGGTTGCTTATAAGGGTGTTTCCAATGGAAACTACGCTCCGTTTAAGAAGGGCCGACATGTACTGTGCGTACAGCAGCCCATTATCCGCGTCCATAGAAGCAAGCGCTTCTTCGTCCTCACCAGTCAACTCATTGACTGTTGCGGTAGTTTCCCATTGTCGTGCCTCTTGGTTGTACACCCCACGAAACAACTCAGTTGTTGTTTTAGGGGTAACACCAATTCGTGGTGTTGGGTCTTGCATTGCAGATGCAAGGGATGTTGCTTCCGATTGTGTAGACATTTACTGCTCCTTGTTTTTAGTTGTACTAGTTTGCTGTAGCAATATCCTTGATCTCATCCTGCGTCCATGCTACCGTAAAACCCTCGTGGTGTATGTTCATCTGTTGCACCATGATTCCGTTGTCACCAGCGTTCAAGTCGCTGAGGCCATAGGCACCTGGCCAAGCGTTAAACAACTTAAAAGCCACCTTGACGTTGCCATGCTTGAGTAATGGGCCACTGGCATCAGCGCTGTCCATGCTGTACCTAGCGTCACTCGAAGTGTATGGGTGGTCATACACCTTTACAATGACATTGCAACGGTAGTTAGTATTATCTCCTTTACCACCATTTACTAAGCCGCCGACGCCACCATTGATCCACGAGTGCATAAACTTCTGCCACAACCACAACTGGCTTTGTTCGGCAAATGCCCCACGAGCGAAGGTTACGGCTGGGAAGTCAGACTGACCAATCATTTTGTGAGGATGTGTGTTCATGCCACCTTCGCGGTAGGCAATCAACTCGTTTTGTACTGATAGGCCACCGACCTGGGCAAACCCTAGATTACCAATACCCGTTGTGAGGGCGGTTAGTTCATCATCAAGGGGTTCAAAATTAACCGTAAACTTAAAGTTACGTAGAGGGTCTGTTCTTTGGGTGCTTGCCATGGATATCTCCTAGATACTCGTAGTTACAGTACTTCCACCAGTCCATTGACTGATGCTTATTACAATGAATTCAGCAGGAGATTGCAAGGCAACCCCTATCTCAATATTTACTATTCCGTCATCAATTGACGTGACCGTGTTGTTTACTGAACTACAAACTACATAAAAGGCGTCTCCCGCCGTATTGCCTTTCAAGCCACCAGTTCCCCAGAAGGTTGTAAGCATGGCGGAAAGTTTGACAGAGATTGTGGACCATAGACGCTCGTCGTTAGGCTCAAACAACGCAAAGGTAGTTGCATTCTTGGTAGTTGTCTTTAGGAAGTTAAGGGAACGGCGAACCGTTACAAACTTGTCCTTTGTGTTTCGCGCAAGAGTACGCGAGCCATTGATGATGACACCAACACCTGGGACAATTGTGAATGTGTTTAGTTGCTGATCCTTGTACAGAGCACCTTGCTCAGTCTCTGTAAGGTTGGCGACAATCCCGAACACGTTACGGATATCTAGTCCGTAACCAGCAGGGGCCTTGGATACACCACGCTCTACTTCTGAACGAACAAACGCTCCAACAACAGCACCACCACAGAAGGTGTCGCGCACTGCGGCAGCACCTGTCTTGGTTGGGTCAAACATCTTAAGGGCTGGGCCGTAAACAGCAGCATAACTAGATGCCGTGTATGACGTAACTGCCGAAACGAGTGCTGCCTTGGTTGTAGCGGTTTTTGGGGTATCAACAATTAAGAATGAATCTCCGCGCACCGTTAGGGTTGCGATTGTGGCGTTAATAACGGTTGAACTCGTCTGGTTTACAAGGTTGAACAACAAAGAGCCTTTGACTAGATCATGTGCCTCAACGGCTACAGCCCATGAAGACGCATCAATGCTTTCTGAGCCATCTGTGCCAGAAGCGAATGTTCCAGACACATCCATGTCTGCAATATCCAAACCCAAAATGGCTAGTGGTGTGCCAGAGGCAACAGTGGCAACTGAAGAAGTAGACACGTAGTTCGAGTACAGGCTCAGGATAGTCGTCATGAAACGGTTAGACGAAGGGTCTGTAGAAAGTCCCGTCCACAACTCTACTTCCAAACCACTCAGCAAGACTGACATACTGAATGTTGATGCGTTGTTGAACATGGGTGCAGATGTAGGGGTTGTTAATGTGTCTGAATCAAATACGTAGTTTATGGTAAGGCTGTTGCCCCAAACACCAGGGGACTTGGCATTTAACGCCCACAACGTCGCAGCGCTACCACCAGTAGGAGTTCCTTGCACAACACTTACAGCGGTAACCGCTGTTGGATCAATTACGCGGGTTACGTAGCAAGCCTGCCCACCGTTAGCAAAGAAATGGTACACCGCATAACCGAGGTCATAAGTGTTTTCTAAGTTGCCAAAGACATTCTTGTACTGTGACCATGTCGTTACCAGTACTGGCGTAATTGGGCCGCGAGCCGACAAGCCAATGAATGCACCTGGAGTTGCACCAGTCGCGTTTGAAATGTTCGTTGTAAAAGCGGCTTCCTTAACGTAAACCCCTGGGCGCTCGTATGCCATGATATCTCCTAAACAGTGTTAATTGGACAAAAGTGTCTAAAACTCAACTTAAAACTTTAATTGGTAAGGGCAATTGTACTATGTATAGATGTGACAGGTAGTGTGCTGGCCAGGTGGTCCATATCTTGATGGGTTATTTCCGCAGACATTTTCAATGTTATCACCTTACGGAATATACGTTTTCTGTATCCAGACTCAGTATCCAATAGGTCAGCGTTGGTCCAATCGAGCGTGTCAAAACGCCTAGTTGTACCGTCCGCCTCAATGAATATTGAGTTATAGCGAAAGGGAATTACCTTTCGTAGAAGGGAGGAAGTAAGTTGCCTGTCGTGAAGGGCGCTTCTACAGTAGGTAGAAACTTGGTACAAAAGGTCAACTGGGATAAATGGGTCTGCTATTTGGAACCTATCATTGTTCCCAAACCCTAAGGTAGTGGGAACTGGACCAGTAACATCACTTTTCTCGCTAGGCCAATAAGTGAAGTAACTAGAGTCGTTCCCCATCTCTGTTTGGGTGTCCGCATAGATAGGGTTATCAGAGTGTTGCCTATCAGTCGCGTGTAGGACATCAATGAGTTCTATGGTTATGAACGGGTAGTCCCGCTCCGTCTCGGCTTCTGGGTACCTGAAGTACACACCTATTGGGCGGGCGGAATTCTTGTCATCACGCACCGTGAGGTTACTAAACCGTAGTTTTACCGCCTCGTCCTCGGCAAGGATGAACCCTGTTTTCACGACTGCTTAGTCCTTCGTACTAGAACCTTATCCAAGTTATCACTAACCTGCCCTGCCAACGCTGGGTAAATGGCGATCTTACGGATTATAGATTTAGCGGGGGTTTCTGGCGTCCCATACTCCAGTTCGCCTGCGCGGTATTTGGAATCCCCACCGACTCCATAACTCATTATCATCTCTTTTTGATCCCACATGATGTCAAAGTCTTTAGCCAGGGTTTTGTACTCAGGCTCAATGGCTGGAAGTTCTTTTCGTAAGCGCTTGACCTCAGTGGTCATGGCATCACTTACAGTCTCTGAAAGGATTGTCTCCATGTTTAGAAAGAAATCCATAAGGTAGGCAACGGGGAAGGGCGTCCCTTTTACAATCGGGGTAGAACTAGGTCGTTTACCTTTCAAGAGGGCTCCTTAGTTCTAGGCGATGTTTACTTGACGCACGTCAAGCCTCTATATTCTATCAGGTTAAGATAGGGAAATTAGCGGGCCACGGATGGCTCTGCACCGCCATAGGCATTGGGCCTGGATCGTTAACCATTTCCTGGTCAATATAGACCTCAAGCCCTTCAACCACTACGAGAACGTCGTCTTTTGCCCGCCCTCTTACACGGTACATGGACACAGAGTAATACCTGGCGTCGTAGAAGAACATGTCATTTAAATGCCTCTGGTACTCAAACGGTTCTGGAACTCCAGCAGTGCGCATGTCTTCTATAGACATAACGACGTTAACTACTTGTACTGGCTGACGACCTTCAGGAATTGCCCTCTTGGTATCTTCAGTTTCGGTAATCATCAAAACAGGAACACTTATCCCAGTTTCGTAAGTCTTACCGCCTGTAAGGTAATTACCCTCATCATAGATGTCATCGTATACAACCCCGTCAGTACCCGTTTTAATATATGGAAACCAGACGATGAACTCACCTATGGTCCTGTGGTACTGCCTGTAGTTCTTCCGAATATGGGTAAGTTCCCTTCGTGGGTCCATACGCTTAGAAACCTAACAATGCAGCGGAAGAAAACCCAGTGACTGGTTCTAGGTCGATATAAACATCTTCACGAATTTCTTCCTCAACTTCCGCAATTTGTAGATCCCCCTTACCAATTTCAGGGAACACCTGGGTAACTGGGCCATACTCATTGAGTTCGCGCTCCTTGTAGAGAGGAACTAATCTTCCAGTGCTTCTGGACACTCGGCGCAAACTAAGCATTTCAATCTTCTCAACACCAATGTTAAGCGCCCTAGCCTGCTTGTTGTAGGCATTCATCCAGTACTCTAGAAGGCTTTGAACCATCCTAAACCGTTGACTGGCGGGAATATGAATTGACTCTGAGGTAGTGACATCAATGTCTCGACTGAACTCCGTCATTAACCCCCACAAAGCCTCAACAACCGTATGCATCCCAATAGTGTCTATGACAATTTGGGCCATATTACTAAAGGGTAGGTCTAAGTTATAGACATGCTGGGTAATGGATTGCCTTGCGTAAAAGGTCAAATCGGTGGGGATTACCCATTCGTAGTAATAACCTTCTACCAGAACCTTAGTGCCCGCCGCCAAGGTTGAATTAAAGCGCAGCACACCATTACGAGAATCCAAGGAATAGTAAACAGAATCGGTTGTTGTGGCTGTGATCGTTGTTGGGCTACCAGTAGTGTAGGTTCCCACCCACAGTGAGCCCGCATCAATGTTTGGGTTCCCCAACTCGTATGTTCGCCCAACTGCATCAAAGGATGTTTGGAAGTACTTAGGAAAGTCGCGCAAAAAGTTCCTAGCAATTGTCGTAACCCTAGTAATGTCTGTATCAGAGTATTGAGTTTCCATGCTACTAGTTTACTTTATTACTGGTCACCAGACCCAGAGCCCGGAACCGTATCTTGCATTGGCTGGTTAAGGGCTGGCTGTTGTTCCCTAAATCGCCCAACAGGTGCTCGCCTAACACGAACAATGTCAGTAACCGTTCCAGAAGGAACTGGAAGAAGTCGCTCTTCGGTCACAGCCCAGAAAACAAGAACTGATGAAGTTCTGGGTCTGGAGGAGCAACATACTCCCCTAAGTTTTTCCAAAGACCTCCAACGTACACATACATCGTGGATTGTCCAGATGCGGGAGAAGACCCTGTACGAACATAAGTATCCCCAGTGGAAGCGGCAATTGTTGGGACTGCTGTGCCTGTCCTAACGGCCTTACTAAATCTGCGCTTATCAACCACACTCGTTGCAGATAGTGAAACACCAGATTTTCGGTAGAGGGCAAACAGTGGTACCTGTGTTGACGCAATGATTGGGAAAACGGGGTTTGTTGCGTCAGAAGTACCCAATACCGTTGCATACGAGAATACCCCAGCAGATACGCTGGCGACAACTATGTCAAAACGTGGGTCAGCACTAGGTGCTGTAAAGGTAAGGGCCCCAATCCCGAGGTATCCGTAAGCGCCATTAATAATGACTTCCCCTACAGTAAGAGTTGCACTTCCGTCACTGGCCCCTGACACGGTGATGTCACAGCCAGTAAGGACACCATAGTTCGCATTTCCTAAGATACTAAAGTCTAAGGAGTCTGGTTCCGCCTGGTCGAGGCTCTGGATTGATGCCCCATACTCGTTTGCGTTGGGTACTATTAATCCTGGCATTTAAACCTCAGAGTGTGTCGTAGATGTTTCCTGAACGCTTTAGGTACTCATACAAATCGCGTGAGAGTTTGTAGCGTGTCCCATCAACAAAGTCATATGATGCTTGGGCATAAAACAAGGTCCAAGTTCCTTTAACCCTTGCGGACACTTCGTCCTTAGTAAGGACTAGGGGTTCTGGTGCGGGAACTTCAGCAATTTCCTCGTCTTCTACAAATTCTGTAATTGCTTTCTTTGTTGCCATGTGTTTCTCCTCATTGTTGGTTGTTAAAGGGGGACGAAGTACGTTACTCCGCCCCCCCTAACACTACATTATTATTCTCAGGCGATTGCACCACCGAGTGTGTTTAGAATGACACGCGATTCGTGGGTAATCATGCCGAAACCCCAAATGGAGTACCAAGCAAGACCATGCTCACGACCGAAGTCAATGACACCACCATCACGGAGTTCCACTGGCAAAGCAATGGCGTGACCAAAGGCGTTGTCACCAATCATGATGGCGTTGTACGCATTGGCGTTCTCTTGAACACCTTCGGTGCCTGAGTCAGCATCAACACCTGAAAGGCCGTAGATAGCGCCAGTTGACGCTGTTGCGTCAAGGCCCTTCTTAACCTGTGTGGTCTCAATGAACACTACGTCGTAGATACGACCGATTTCACCGAGCATGAAGTTGCCTGGGGCAGCGTACTTGGTTACTTCAATGAATTCAGGCCAGTCACGGAGCGAGCGGCTCTGTGCTGGGTGAACGAAGCAAACGTAGGTATCACCAAGGCGTGGGATGTTTTGGCCAGAAAGAACCGTAACGGCATCTTTGATGGCTGCTGGGGACAGATAGCCAGGGGCGGCGGCAGTACCAACAGTACCAGCGTCGTATGGCGAGATCGTTGTACGAGCACCAGATGCGACGTTGCGACCGTAGACGAGGTTCGCTGCTACAGCAGAACCACCACCGAATGGAATGGCTGTCTTGTACAGCGTGTTACGCGCTTGGATGTCCATGGACTGTGCCATGTGACGACCGAGCAAACGACTGGACGAAGCCATCACGTCATCGAACGAAGCGTTGAGCAACAGTTCGGTTACGGCAAGGGCCTGGCCTTGTTCGCCAACTGTGATCTGAATCTGTGATGCAGACAGAGCGACTGGCTCCATACGCACACCTTCAGTCAAGGTTGCACCTGTGTCCTCATCCGTTGCGAGGTTGCTGTAACGCATGAAGTTGATTGTCAAACCAGGCTGTACGCCGAGTTCTGTTTTCTTGACGGCGAATTGCTCAAAGCGGAGAACAGGCATTGCCTGAAACAAAATCTCTTTTGACCAAATCTGTTGAATTGCTGGGGAAAGGGTTGCATCGCTTGAGTAGCCCGTGGTTGTGATTGAACCAAGTCCTGCTCCTGTGATTGCTCCACCTACTGGTGCTGGTAGTGCCATGGATAACCTCCGGGGTTACGTATCGGTTAAATTACTTGCCTTACTAAAAACGACCCTTGGGTCGTGAACTCAAAAGCCTGTCACGCATTTTAACATACTGGTCCATGGTCATGTTTCGGATGTCATCCGCATTCAACGTTTGGTATTCCGTTTGGGTCTCCATTGGTCCAACAGGTGGCTGCGAAACAACCGTTCCTCTAACACGACTCGGTTGAGTCGTTTGCTGGATACTTTCGATTATAGCAGCACTGCGCTGGCTAAGGATTTCCACAGAGGCGTCAATCTCCTCAGGGGTGTTACCAGAGACCAAATCAAGCAGTTCTGGGATGATGTTCTCTTGGGCCTCCGTCAAGCGGCGCTGACGGTAAACCTCAACCGCCCGTAGTTGCTGCTCCTTTTCAAGGAGGGCTTGGGATGCTTGGCGCTCCTGCTCAATGCCAGCAAAGCGCTCCTGCCACACCTTGTCAATGTCCTTGATCTTGGTGTTGAAGTCATCTTCTGTGCGCTTTAGCAGTTCCTTGGAACTTAACTCATCAAACTCACGCTGATGACGGACTTCCTCTTCCTTGCGCACGAGGTCTTTAGCGGCGTTAATAGACGCTTCCCGCTCTTTTGCAATGACTGAAATCTGATCTTCCAATGTCTTTGTGCGGATGTCGGACTCTTCAATACGCTTGTAGAGTTTGTCCTTTTCCTGCTTGCGAATTGCCTCGACCTCGTCCTCGGAGAAGACCCGACCTTTTGGTGGGGGGCTCTGCTGGGTTTGGTTCGCTTCTGCGTTAAACGCATCAAGCGCAATTGCGGGGATGGTTACGGTATCTTCCACTGTCTTTGGCATATTTATCTCCTAGATGTTGTTGGGCTTATATTAACTTAGGTAATGTAAACGTGTGGTTCGCTTAATTTTCGTCAGGTATACGGCGCTGGGCGAACCTGGCTCCGTATGCCTTGCTTGTTATTTGGTTTATTAAATCCATTTCAACTGGATTAACACTAGTTCCTGGAAGCACACCGCCCCCTTGAGGACTGCCTGCTGTACTAACACTATCACCTCCAGCGGAGACGTTTTCGAGACCGCCTGTTGAGGGGAGTAAACCAGTCGCCATCATGACCGCCTGGCCTATTTGAGCCCTAATCATGTCTAGTGCACCCTGGTCTATAGCATCATCACGGAGTTCCTCAAAGATCTCAAGCATCTTCTCATTGGGGAATTCTTCGCCAAGTAGTTGTAGCGCCCCACGCTTGGACTCTAGCCCAAGGGCCATCTTTGACTGCACCTCATTAAGTTTGATGAGTTCGTCAACTGGCAGCGGTTGAGGCCAATGGATTGTTGTTTTATACGTGTTTGGGTCTCTAGGATCCAACTGTGTGAGCATTGAAGCCTCTGGGGCGGCAGACTCTGATGGGTTGTAAATGAGAAGTTCTGGAAGGAAAACCGACGCAGTGCGGATAATAATCTCATTTAATTTCTCCAACCCATTTGTAAAGTGAATCTTCTTCATCTGGTAACGGTTCATCAAAGGCTGGTATTGAATTGCTAGAGCAACACCGCTGGTGTTAGACACTGGCTGGAATTGCCCAAGGGCTGTTTCAGGGACACCAGTAATCTCATGCATCGCTCTCTTAATAAGTTGCACATATTCTAGAGCACCAGCCATTTCCCCCTTGGACTCTAGGTTAAACACCTGCGCATCTTTAGGAAGCCCAGCCCAAACCTTCTTAGGACCACGCTCCAACTGACTTGCTTTAGCGCCCGTGATGATTGTTACTGGGGCGGCGTGATAGTTAATGATGTCCGAAATCTCAGTCATCTTTTCGTTCAGTTCACGGTTCAGTTGAATAATGTCCCAGATGTCGGACTGACCCCAAGGGGATGATGTGATGGTGACATTGGGGATGTGGACAATAGGAACCATGCCCAATGGGTTCTCATACTGGTCGATTAGTTCATCGTTGATGAACTGCTGTACATTATCGTCCGTAAGGATTTCCGTAAAGGTGTAGACCTGACGAGTTCCTTCTGGTGATGTGCCCCAGAACCTGTACTTCAGTTTAAATCTAAGCAACCTCTCCCTGTCATGGGGGTGATACTCGGGGAAGCAGTGGGCTGGGTTTAACGGAAGGATTCTAATTCGTCCTGGGTGCACCATCCCTGTTGGATCTGCGTAAGGTTCATCAAACGCAATCTTCACAAAAGCGTCACCACAAACACCGGCAAGTTGTCCAATTTGCCACAACAGGTAATGCTTGTTGTTGTGGTTATCCCAGACCTCATGGAGTAGGTGCGGGATAATTGCTTGGTTTGCCTCAGGGACCTTGAACTGAATCCCCTTACCAAAGCAGAAGTTGGTAATGAAATCGGCCATTGTCCTAACGTAGTTAAGGGTGATGTTGTTATCACCCATTTCCCTACGATGGCTCCAGTGATGCCCCAAGTACCAAGCCCACGCAGCAGAGTACCTGTTTAGACGTGGGCCGTGAACCTCAAATTCCTCGTCAGCCAGTTCAACTAGACCTAACGGGGAGATCGCAACAGTTAAGTCGCTGGAAGCGGCTCTGTAGGAGGGAGACCAGAAGTCAACAGGCATTAGTTATTCCTTATCAACATAAGAGGGGTTGATAAGATACTACTTCTTTTTTGCAGGTGCCTTTTTTGCAGGTGCCTTTTTTGCAGGTGCCTTGGTGATGCTAATGCTGACTGGTTTACAGCCCTTATCCCCAAAGAATGCGGCAACAGTTGGGTCACCAATTCTGGTTGAAACCCACGCAAGGCCTGCGGCAATGAGGGGCAAAGACATGGCGAGAAGTGCTGGGTCAACGCTGTACTTGATGCCTAGATATGTGACAATGCCTAAAACACCGCCCTTTGTTGCCTGGTCTGTTGTCTGGTTTGCTGTAGCCATAGATATGTCCTTTGCTTGTTGGATACTCGATTATACAGGTTTTGCAGTTTTCCTGTTTCCATCCTGCTCTTGGACAAAGGTGTGAAAGGGAGGTCCCGTATAGGGGTCATACCTAGCAGTCACAATAAGGGCTTTTATAGCGTTCGTTTTCGCCTGCTGGATAGTCTGTTTTTTGTTATGTGTCAATATCTGCATGGCCCCCAAAGCATAGTCAGACCCAGAACCTACCGAATAAAGTCCATAGGAATCAGATGACCACGAGTAATCACTGTCCACAATATAAATGGTCCCATTTATTACTACGAGGATTGCGGAACCCTGCTCAGCGATATGTTCCTTATCTTCAATATCAGGAACAGAATATCCTTGTGCGTCAAAACACTCTCTAAGTGCTGGTATAAATTTGGCCGTAAAGAACTGGTCAAGTTTTTTACCCTTGAGGTTTGGTGGGGGTGTCGGTGGTTGGAATACATGCTGAATGATGTTAATCGCCCGCACATCGCCAGCAGCACCAAGTAGATATTTTCCGTTAGGGGCCACCTTGCTTGAACCATCTTTTAGGGTGGCTGTCTGTATGGATGCTCCCCCAAAGTAACTACGTGAAATCCTAGAGTCCACACTTATAACAGCGAAACCATCTCCTTGAACGGCTATAATTGTTGTCATAGATCAAGTAGTCTTAGGGCATCGCGGGCTTCCATATAGATGCGCCAGTTGTTCTCTGTCTGATTGTCACGCCAACAGATAAACGCCAGCAACCTTGCTGCATACAGCACCTGTGGCATCATGACTGTTTTGCTTGGTACTCTTTGCCGTTGTACATGGCCCAGCCATTGTAGATTGGTGTCACGTCATAACTAAATCTATGAGCATCTGTATCTTCGTAGGTGACCACACCAACTCCCTGTTGCCAGTTCTCATAACGAGTCAAAGGTCTTCCGTCTAAGTCAACACCCCCTCGTGTTGAGGGAATAGCGCCATCAATCCTAGCAAGGCACCCTGGGGACGCTGCCATGATTGTGCGAGGGCCATCAAAGTCCTCACGTGTCTTAAAGGCTGTCTCAATCCTATGGATATGTCCATAGATAACCGATGTCTTTTCTTGGTTGAGATAAATGTGGGCGGTAGAACCAGATGACTTAACTCGATCACCGTGAATGATTCTAAGTTTCTCATTAATCCAATAATCAGCAGCAGGATATCCTGGGCGGTATTCCACACCAAACTCTTCCATCCTGCAAAGATATGGAACACTAAGAACTGGCCAAGAGTCTGGGGTGTTACCTTTGCGCAACCCATAAGCGGCTCCCGCATTTACCAACAGGTACTTTGGCATTCTTTCTTCGTGGTTCCCAGCAAGCCAAACTATGGTTGCGTTAGGTGCTGCTGCTCTCATTTCCGCACAGAACAATGTGGCCCTGTTAATGGAAGCCTGCGTTGTTTGAGCAAACGCTGGGTAAATAAGGTACTTCCCCATTTCAGGAAGGTCTAGATTGTCCCCCACACAAACAATAACTTCTGGCTTGATGTCATCGATCATCTTTAGGCAAATCTGAATAGCATCCTCATCATGTGTTGGTTCTAGTTCCCCATCACGCCCCCTGTAATACCCGATCTGAATATCAGGTACTACAACACAAGTCTTAAAGGTAGATGCCTTCTTAGTCTTGGCCGAAATCGGTGGGAGTTTTATTGCAGGACCCTGCTGAACCACTTGCCACTCAGGGCCAGTTTCCCACTTAGGACTAAACTTAAATTGCATACCAGCAAGGTCGTGGATCTCTGCTTCGCCCGCCTCATTCTTCGTGATGCTTTGGTACAACGAAACTCGTGTTATATCTCCTATCTCATTAATGTCAATGTTCTGTCTTGCCAATAAATCAGCAAGTTTCCCAAGGACTTCTTTTGCACTTTGTGGTGGTCCAACTTGTAGTTCTTGTTTAATTGACATCGCAAGCACACAACTTTCTACTATGTTTGGTTACTGATCTGATGGAGACTACATGCCCATGCTTGGTTAGCACGTCATGTAACCATTTGTACGTGTACCCACCCGTTGTTTGTACCGATTTGTATGATGAGTTCTTGTCCCTAATTTTTTCAAAAGCAGCATCAAGAGCAGTTCTATCGTCTGCACCCATTTGAGATCTAACCCTCTCGACACCGCACTGTTTAGCGGGAGCAAGGTCTACCTTTAGGTCTTCTACGAAACTACTTTTTGGCATTCTTTTTGTCCAACCTTTGTATCTCAAGGGTAAGAATTTCAATCAAACCAAATAACTCGTCAATGTCCATTTGCCCTGGGTATACCTTGCGCAAAAAGAAGATGACACGTTCAAGTTGATGTGACTTCATCCTACCACCTTTTGTTTCTCGGTTGTGTACCTTACCCTACCTTAAGTAGGGTTGTCAAGCGTTAGTGAAGCAACTAACCTTGGCCTTTGAACGCAGCAACTGCTGGAGGCAGACTGTCCCCACAAACATAGCGTAGATGCCACGGCTCAGAAGGGACAACCTCCCATGAAAAGCCAAATGTTTTAACGTTGGCAACTAACCAAGCAAGCCTCTTGGGTTCCGAAGCGGAATGAACATCAACAGCAATACCAAGGTTATGTTGACTCCGTCCTGGTGTGGCAAGCATTGCCATGCCTTTTTTTAGATACCAGGTGCTTCCTTCAAACGATTTAGTGCTTGTGCCTGCAATCGGTGCCAGTTGGTAGCGCTGTTTGAAGCCCGCCAGTTGTGATGCGTAACTGCGATAGCAGTCGCCAGATGACGTGGGTTTGAGTATGATTCCATCTGTTTTGGCTTTGGCAACCATTGCTGCCCATGCGATTGCGGCGATGTGGTGTAGTTTTCCTCCACCAACAGCGGGGACGAGTAGGTGTTCGGGCAGTTTTCCAGGGGTAACTCCTTTAAGGTCAGCAGGCAGTTTAACAGGAACTATGTAATCCCAAGCAACTTTTCTGGCTACTGGTTTCTTGGCTACTGGTTTCTTGGCTACTGGTTTCTTGGCTACAACTTTTGGCATAATTTACTTCTTTCCTTTAACATGCCAATCTATATGGCCATTTAATCTATCACCTAGTTTAGTAATTTCAACATTAGTTCGCTTAATCTCAGCATTGTTTTCATCAAGCGCAGCCACAACACGACCATGGTCTTCGTGGTTCTCATTTCTGAACACTTTCCACTCCATACGCAAATTAACGGCAAGCCACCCAAGACCACCCAGTACTGGTGCGGCGACGGCGGCGAGAATGGTGGCAGTTTCAGGACTCATTGTTCTCCTACTTGCTGTCTGCTTACATGTCTTGATGCTGAAAGTTTTACAGGAACTGCTGGGTGTTCCCTCAAGAAAGAATCTTTCCTACCAGGAGCCCCCGCACCCACTGCTCCAAAACCAGGAGATTTAGCGCGAAGTACACCCATCGCCCCGGTCTGCCTTCTTACCCCAACAGCATCATGCTCATCATAGTTAACTGCTGGCAAGATTAGTCCGCTACCACCCCTAGAAAACTGCATCTCAATGTGCGATGGGAGTGGTTTTTTCCCTAAACTGTCAATAGATGACCCAAAGTTGGTCACTGGGGTTGCGATGTCCAAGCCTTCGCTTGTTATCTCCACTGCACGATCCTTTGTTAAGCCCTCACTCCAACTAGCAACCCTAGTAACATTAGACTGCCTTGATCTAGGGGTAGGCCCAGAAAGAGCACCCTTAGCATGACGCTTCCCGTACTCACTACCCACAGCCTGTGGTAGTCCTCTTAGAGGACCTCGTTCAGTCCTTGTTTTTTGGTACTCACCACCTTGTCCACCAAAGATGTAGTCTCCAGCGTCCATCTCGTCAATGTGCAACTCTGATGTGCCATCAAGACGTAATGCTGGTAGGAATCCCTGTCTTATAGTGTTCTCAAAGTGGTTATGGGCCTCGTGAGCAAGAAGGGCCAAAGACTCAGCGGGGTGTTCAGAAAGCATTTTAGTTCGTGCTAACTGGGTAGCCGTGTGGAGCCCAAGACGCCCTGTGGTGTTTAAACACGCCGCTGCACACCCAGCAGTCTTGTCTTTGCAGCAATCCGCACTTTCAAAATTACCAGCGGGCATTGCATACATGCCCTTCTGCCTAACCCTACTCACTACAGGATCTGCACTATTGATGCCTTTGTCAAACTTAACACTAGATGACAAGAAACTTGGGTCATCCGACCCCATCATTACTTCCCCTGGACGAGTTTTGCTGGTAATGGGGTATCTTCGCCCCTGAGGGTGAGCCGTGTTCCTAGAAACATCACTAAAGAGTGCTTGTGCCTTAGGAAGGTTCACCTTCTCTATATCCCGAACGGACACTTGCGCTAAGTTGTCCTCGACCAACGTTTTCTTAGCCATTAGGTCTACATCCTACTGGTAATCATATTGGTCTATACGACCCTTGGATACGTGTATTGCCCTACGACGTAGATCTGTTTCCTTTGTAAGCCTGCCTGCCTGATCTGGGCGGGCGACATCCCTAGGGTTACTGTCCACAGCGGGCCCTTGCTTCGAGAAAGAATCATCAACAGGATCCCCACCAATAGGTGTGGTGTTGTCCGCAATAAACTGCTCCTGGCTAAGTTGTTCGTTCCCAGACAACGCCTTGTTTACTGCATAACCAGTTGGTTGGTACACCGAAGCACCCGTAGTGGATTTAAGATATGAGGTAAGCACAAAGGGATGTCGGCTCTCTCTAGCATACGGAGGGGGCGTAGTCATAACTGCTGACAAGAAGATTCCCGCCCTACTCTCATATAGGTTCGCAGGAAGCATTCCCTGTTGGGCAATCTCCGCATCCGTCGTTGGTGCGTAGGTCTGTCCCCCCACTGATGAGTTCAGCAGTGGTGTTGGGTCTACTTCGCTGCTGTTCCCGTCAGAAGAAGCACTGTCGCCAGTGTCCTCGGACATGTTTAGTCGTAGACGACTGTTGCGTTTGGACGGTTCATGTGACCACCGTCGTTGTAGGAATACTCCCACTTCGGCATGTCATCACCTGCAATTGCACCCTCAACAAACTCTGAGAGCACCGATGGGGCTTCAATCCACGAAGCAGAACCGACATGGGCGCGTTCGCGCATTGTGTCGGCGGCATGCTTGTAGAACATCTCTGGGTTGTTATGGTTCATCCGCATTGACGAGGGGGCAGTATCCGAGTAGGCACCCTTAGCAAAGTCATTAGGGACATCAGTATCGGTGGCCACTCCCTCTTCAAAACGAAGAGGTCCTTTGTTTCCAGGGATGCTCGGAGCCATATTGCGCTCGAAGATGTTCGCGTCCCGCTCTGGGAACTGTGGTGCTGGTGCTACTGTCATGAATTACTCCTCATAGATAAGGGTTTCTTTAAGAATATCACTAATTGAAGAAGGGGTTCTCGCCAACTTGTACCGTAGGCATAGTATCATGAACTGTCATGGCACATGCCAAGGCAAGGGAATCTGGGTAGTCATCAAATGCCCCCTTCTCATTTGGGGCCTCAGCCAGAAGGTATGGGCCACGATACACCTTCTCCAAGTCGTTCATTTGCTGGTTAAACCGCTTCCAGTTACGTGTTCGGCGGGCCTTAGAATGCCCAGGGATCACTAATTGCTCCCTTTGGATTAACTCAGTTAAGTGCACCCAGCGCTCGTTTTGGTTCTTTGAGTCTGAGTTCATTGGGAACACTTCGATGTCTGGCAACAATATCTTTAGGCGCTCCGCCACAGCCCCACCAACGCCTTGAGCATCCACGGCAATTCTAAACACGTCATAGTTCTTTAGAAAGTCAATAATCTCAAAGTATTGGTTTTCCCACTCCTCGTTGTTTATCTCCAACCAGTTAAGGATTCGGTGCTCGTAAAACCCAAAGGGGTCAGCATGATCCCAATCCACCCAGACAACGGTTACAACTGTGCTGTCGTTGGACCTCGCAACGTCAATTCCCACAACGACAGGTGTTCTCCACCACTGCTTAACGATAGGCATGGAGGAGTCATAGATCCGTTCCATGCGTTCCTCGGTAACAAACATTCCTTTTTCCAACATCCATCGGTTGCAATAGGACATTTGAAACTCGTCTGAATCCTCTCCGATTCTGAGTTTCTCTTTAGAGATGAATTTTCCATAGTTAGTATTGTACTTTGATGCAACTTTGTAGTCATACTCGAAATGGCAATCCCGTATGTTCCTACGCCCCTGGTTAATCCGCCTCTTGTTGTACTGGATCATTTTATAGAAGTAAGATTTGTACCTACTGGCAGTTCCTGTGAGCATGATGGTTCCGTTATTAAACGCCAGCATGGGCTTAATAGACTTAGTAATGACAAACTCATCGGCCTCCTGTGCTTCGTCAATCAGCACGAAGTGGTAAGTCTTAGACTCAATTTTGGCCTTAGGGTTACAAGTCTGCATACGGCAGAGAGACCCAGACTTCTTAAGAGAGATTATCTTTCCCTTACCCCGAGTACCACCAGAGATGGCCTTGTCATCAATCTCAGGGTCAAGTAGGAAGTCTAAAGCGTGGTCACTTGTAAGGCGATTTACTATCCTGCTAAACACCGTGTCCGCTTGGTCTTCAGTTGGCGCAAATACACCACACCAAAACCCCTTATCAAACTTGCTTAACCATGTTGGGTAAACCTTCGCAAGTTTTGGCAAGATAACCATCATTGCCGCGAGCACATTGGATAGAACTTCGGATTTGCCACTTTGACGAGTAGCAATCAAGGTAATCTCTTCACCGTCTCCTAGGACTATTGACTCAATGGTTCGATAGGCAATAGGTACTTGGTAGGGGAAAAACTCTACATTACAGAACTGCTCGGTAAACAGGACTAGTTTAGTGACTAACTGGTCTACAAACTCCGCAGAAGTCTCGTCAAGTTCTTCCCCAAACTCTTCGGGAAGCAGTTCTTGTTCGTCGTCTAGTAGTTCGGAGTCCATACCCTAAGACTACACTGATATTAAAACAGTGTTAACTGGTCTGGGTTCACTTTTGGTGGTGGGGCTAGAGCAGTAAGTTCGTCTAATAACTTTTCTACACAGTAGAGAAAGTCAGCCAGATCATTTGTGTCCGCGACTAACTTATACTCAATTCTGGTAAGCAACTTATGCTTTGGGTAAGCCCCAATTCTGAATGCTAGAAGGCGCATGAAGTCAATAGTGGCATCCATCTTAAGTTCTTCTTTTGAGCGCATTTCGTTCATGTTGTCTTCCTTTTGTCTAGTTCTTCCCATATTACGGCTAATGCTTCTATGCAGTCTGCAACCTCACTTGATGGAGCATCATGGTATCTCCAAGAGTCAAAGGTTGTTCCTAGTTGCATTATAGTGTTATCCATCCACACACACAAGGATGAATTGTCTAATTTTGCTGCCCTCTGCTGTGCCCTACTCTTAGGCAAACCAGTAAGAGTTTCTGTAGTGTCTTTCTTGAATAACTTCAATTTGTCTCCTCGTCTAGTGCCACGCTGAAATTTCCCTTGTTGTTGTGTCCATCACTCTACCCTCAACTGCTGCCAGATATCCATCATCCTCGCTTGCCACAGTTGTTTTTGAGCATACACCAAACTGAAGGATATATCTACTAAGTTTAATTTGGGGGCCCTTTCCCTTCCGCCAATAGCCCCCCAACTCATGCACCCACCCAATACATACCCTAGGTGTTGTTGGTTTAGCAGTATCCCTAACAATCCAATAAAACTTGTAGAACCCGTACACAATGTTCAAGCCCATGTGCGTATACTACAACGTTACTCAAACGTAGGTTTACGTCCCAGTCCAGGTCGTGAGCGTGGTGGGATAGCCCCACCAGTGTATGGATCAAGGTTAGACTTTTTGCGGCCAGTAGAAGGCATATTCTTATCTGTCATATCATCTACCCCACTAGGACCAAACGGTTGCGGAGCCTGATTTAGTACAGTTCCACCTTGTAATCTCTTACCAAGTTCTGTACCTTCTCCGCCCGCGAAGTAAACCCCACCTTCGTTACCACTGGCTCTGTAGTACCCGTACTTCTCTAAACCATTTCTAGGACCAATTGTTTTGCCCTTAGACAAGGCATCATAAAAGTGAACTGCGGCGTAAACAGGAACACTGTGGTAGACATATTGATGACTTGCTCGACGGAATGTGACATACATCTTACCCATCCCACTTCCAGCGTCAAAGAAGTATTGGGCAGTAGTTACTCTGGTGCTGTCAGTTCCCGCAGTGTTTTCACCAAGGTGTGCTGGGTTCTTATCCCTTACCCCTTGAATGTCCCGCGCAGACTGTGGGCTTTTAGCATGCCAGGCGTCAAAGGCGTCAAAGGCAGAACCACGTCCACCATCCCCAGGAGGGGCATTTCCAGCATCCCTATCGGCCTGTGTTTGGGTAGTTAGTTCCCCACCAACCCCACCACCCGCAAGGTTGTGCTTGACGCGGTCACGCCCTGCGGAGCCAAGCCCTCGTGATTTAGCCATGAATATGCTCCTAGGGGTAGGTTACTACTATATCTTGATTTGCGGGGCTCTGAGAGGCTCCTAGAGGCCTATGTGGGGCGTTTAAACTCATAGTGGAGTCTACCACTTGGCTATTGGGCACACTGCCGACGGTATACGTGTCTTAAGCCTCATGAAACACCCACATTCTTTGCACGTTCCAGTCGGCTTAAAGAAACGTGGGCAGTCCTGACAGATGGCCCAACGCTCGCTTTGGTTTAGTTTTACGGAATCAGGCATGGGGTTGGTTGTCCCGTTGGTGTATGTATTGCGCCCAACTGGAGTTCCTAAATTGTAAGAACTGTTGAGCGGCATTAACATATGCATACATCTTTGCAGGCATCATGTGCATGTTTGCCGAAAAGCCCTCCAAAAAAGCAGTCATTGCCGCCTGTGCTTCAGTGGCGATGTGCTTCTCCATCTGGTTTAGGAAGTCATCGCCCTCTTCGGCTAAGGCAATCATGTCTTGTGTATCCACAATCACCACATGACCACCAGGAATGTTTATTACCGGGCCATTGGATGTTGATATTAACGTGTATTCCATTATTTCTCCTTGTTGTTAATATGGTGCGTATGAGTAGTTATCCACCGTTGTTGCTGCTGTTGCAGTAACTGATGATAGCGCAACTCCCTGCTTCTTGGCGCGTTTAGCCCCTGCTTCTGTAATGTTAATTGTCATAGTACCAGTGGCGTTGTCCATTGGGGCCGTAATAGAGATACCAGTTCCATTGGTAATTGCCCGCACATAAGAAGCCCTTGCTGAAGATGATGTGGTAGAAATTGTGTTGCTGGTGGACACAGTAGACACCGTTCCAGCCACTGCCTTCTTCAGTGTAATTACATGGTTGTAATTTGTAGTTGATGTAGCGGAGTAGTTAGATGGGTAGACACAATTCGCCCCACTAACTGACCCACCACTTGGGCAAGAGTATGCAACTGTGGCAGTGGCACCATAGTTGCAAGCATAGGGCTCGCAAGAGTAGGTTGCTGTCCACGAGTTACATGGACCCTGTAACCACCCACAGCACTGGTCTTGGTTAGTAATTGGTTGATATAGGGCGTAACAACCATACCCTTCTACCCCGTATGTACCGAGGAATCCGCCTGGGCCACCATACGCAGGGTCACATGTACTACCCACAGAGAAGTCGAATGCCCACCACCCACGATATATGTTGTAGTAGCAGGTTATAGTACTACCTCCTAGAACATAAGCCTGCGCATTAGGCCTCCAACAGTTCGCACACCCACAATCACCTTGTGCATAACCATTACACTCACCACCACAGGTGTTCCAGCAGGTTCTAACGCAAGTTCCAGCACCATCGCTGGTTCCTCCGCTTGGGCAAGAATAAGATGTTGAAGCAGTAGCAGCATATGTGCTTGGGTACACACAGTTGGTGCCACTAAGAGTTCCACCGCTTGGACAGGAATACCCAACAGATGATGTCATGTCTGTAACGGCGGCATACCAGTTGTCAGAGTCATGGGCCCAGAAAGCAACGCCCCATCCAAAACCAGACGCACCCTTCCCAACTTGTACATCAGCATTATATGTGTTTGTTCGTACTACAGCCATTGGGTTAGACGATGGTGCTGTACCTGTTGAAAGGCTATTGGACAAAATTGTCCAGTCTCCAGTAAGTTCTTGCCACCTAATAGCAGATGTGGTTATATCCGAACTATCCGCCCTAGTAAAATCGTCGGTAAATGCAGACCTTATTGCTTTACCTGCTGAGTCTATAACCCCAGTAATCATGGGCTAGAGGCTTATGTTTCCGACAAGCACCCAACTATTAGCAGCGCGTTTAATCAACGTAGCCGCAGCCCATATGCCAGTAAGTTTTCTTTGTGTGTCATGACTATTGAGAGTGACACCCCCCGCATGAGCAATAGACACCTGGCCAGTTCCCGTTTGAAGGAGATCAACCCTGTCCCCAATGTTAAAAGACCCTGTAGTGTCGGCTGGGACGGTAACGGTTATGCTACTGGAATTGTTTAACTCAACAACCTTTCCCAAGTCATTGTAGACAAGGGTGTAGGTGGTCCCAACTTGGGCGTTAATCGTTGAGTTAAAGCCCACTAAGTTTCGTGAGGAACTATTTTCGCTAAGGCGTCTAATCACGAAAGTTCTACCCCAAACAGCGAGAAGGAGAGGTTGCCGTTGGATGCGTAGATAGACACTATACCCGTAGCAGCCAGAGTGACACCTAGGGACAAGGTAACCGTGTCATTGCCCATAATGGCAGCGTCGTAGATGACATAGTGCAGGTTGTCCAAAGAAGCCCCTGCTGGACGTACAGACACCCTGTAAGTAGCCGAGGTTGAACCTCTGTTGCACACCGACAACGTCGAAGATACGATTGATTTCCCGCCCCCTACAGTCAGCAAATCAGTACTGGTTGTTGCAGATGGGGCGGATTGCGCGAGAACTTTGTACGCCTGTGGCATATTACTCCTTAAAGTCTGTAGTGTGCCTAGTTTATACTAGGTTGAGTCCCCTTGTGTGAGGGATATAGACAAGTGTACCGCTACCACAACACCCGTAATTACTAGCGCCTGCTTGAATGTTGGGCCCGACAAGGTGATTAGAACCATGGCGGTACCAGCCCATGTCCAAGAGTTCTCTAGGATGTAGTTGGCGAGACGCTTCATTTACGTCTAATTTTACCAGACGGCATAGCGACGAGTACCGCACCTATGGCTACGAGTGTCCGACGTTGACCGACAGGAATGTTTGACCCTGTTGGCACATAATCGTCAAAACCTGATTTGAATATGTCCACTTCCTTTTCAAACGCCTCTTTAACATTTGTTGGGGCGGTTACCAAGGATTCGGTGATAGCAACAATGTCTTGAGTAGTAAGGGTGCTTTCATCAATGGCTTGGAAGACTGCTGCTATTTGGGCGGCTGGTAGTTCGGCAAGGTTCGGGTTATTGATAAGGGCTACGGCTTCGGCTGGGGTTACTGTCTGGCCTTCAGTCACAGCAAGCGCCGCCACTACGGCGGGGGAAGTGGTGGTCGTAGGGGGTATCTCAACGGATACGGGCGTTGTTGAAGTGTTTACCAATAGTGGTAAAGTTTCCGTGGTTGTCGTTAATAGTACCGAGGTCGGTACTATTGTGACAGGTGGCTTAGGTATAGTAGAAGTTGTATCTATTGGAATCGGAGGAGGCTCGGATGTTGTCGTTGTTGGGACTTCTGTCGTTGTTGTGGTCGTTGTTGTGGTTGGGGGGACTGTTTCTACTGTGGTTGTTGTGGCGACCGGAGTTGTGGTTGTTTCTGGGGGTAATGATGTTGTCTCTGTCGTTGTGGATGTTGAAGTCGTAGTCTCGGGGGGCTGAGTAGTTGTAGTAGTTGTTTCAGGGACAGTCGTAGTAGTCTCAGGAACGGTAGTAGATGTAGTAGTTGTTGTAATTGTAGTCGGAGGGCTAACAGGTACTACATCTAGCGCACTTACAGTAAATTGCGTCCCGTAACAACCAGCCCATCCGACACTATCTTTACCCGAAATGTTGATTGTCACGACCTCGTCATTGGTTGTCGTTTCAATAGGACCAATGCTCCCTGATTGACCGCTTATAGATGAGATAAACGAGCCCGAACTCAAACTTTGGTCGGCATCGGCAAGCGTGACTGTCGCTGTCGCCCCCGAGGCATCACTACGGTTTTGGGACGACCATGTAAAAGATACCGTAGACGGGGTAGAGATGGTGACTGTCTGAGCCACCGTTTTCAAGACGTATGAGAAAGATAATGCGTTGACTGTCCATGTGCCAATGTTCGCCTCTCCACCCGCGCAGGCGTCATTGCCCGTGCCGGTGAATCTCGCACCGTCCCAACCGCCACCATCAAAGGCGAAGTTGGGGTTAACTAGTGCATCAGCCGCGTGTGCCTGCTGTGGCAATATCGCAAAGAATATGGCTGGCGCAATAATCATCCAGCGAGTGTTCGGTTTTTTGCGCATCGTAACAATTATCCCACAACAAAAATACTGGTCTCATTTTATGGACACGGAGACATCTAGGTATTATCGCCCGTAAATGTGGGCATTAACCTGATTATCATAAGCATCAACCATAATGTGAGCGATAGCACCCATAGTCATAATGTGTACGGACGCACTCATGACACAGTGGGCAGTTTGGGGCGGTTTGAGTGAGCAGTATGTGGCGGTTCCGTTGAGCAGTTTGTAGCCACAATCAACTCAAGACGACATAGAACTGACGCAACGGTTGCTTTTCAGCCCATTTTTAGTGACATTTCGGTACTGTATTTGGCGTGATGGTTGCTTTCAGAGCCGTTGGACGGCTTTGGTCGCGGTAAAAGTTACAAACGCACCCATAGGGGCAGTAGTCGCGTTTAACAATGTGCGAGGTTATTGCTACGGAAACCTCTCACGCCCGTTGTGTTTTTTGGGTTTAGGCGGGGAACCACTCTCCAACTACATCACTTTTAGATACCATGCGCAAGCGTTCGCCATTCACCGACGACCGAACGCTGATTCAAACTGTCAGAAGGAAGGGGGTCGAATCTACCAACCCTACGTTCCTCATGGTGGCATGCCCGTTTAGGGGTACATTCTTCAGGGTGCTACAGGCTGTGACCGTTGGTTTAAATACTGAACTCCGTGCGAAATACTGCACAAGTGATAACTATTCCGCACATGTTGTCATTTAAGCAACAACTGATAATGCTTTAGCGTTTTAGGGCGATTTTCGCCATAATACTGGCAGTTCAGTTATCGACAAAATGTAGACAACTGAAACCCGACCCCTCGCGTTGCGCACGTAGAGGCCCTCGAATTGCGTGTTTCAGGTTCCACAATCTGGGGTGTAAAAGTCCCGCAAACTGGGGTATAGATGTCCTGCAAACTTGCGTATTGCCCCTCCAATCTCGAATTGTTAGACCCTCCAGTTGCGAATAACTTCCGAGTAGACTTCTTAGTACTGTCTCAGTCCCTCTGAGACAGTTAGTAACTTGGGCCAAATCCCGCCAGTTACCACGCCAGTATGGCGGGATTGTGCCAACCTGTGCCAAACCATATGGTTTAAGATACTTTTTATTTTTGTATGGTATAAGCATCACAAAGTCTAGTAATACAAACTTGAATCCGCATTAATACCTCAGTGAAATGATATATAGCAGTGCGACGTTGATGTATTAGGAATTGCCATATAGTTGCCCAAAAGAAACGTGGCGTTTAGTTTGGGTATATTGGTGGATTCAATAGATACATTATTCTTATCTAAACGCTATACCTGATTGTATATATATATATTGGGGCGCTACACTACCATCGGCCCGCTCACTAGGCTCCAATTCGTCCGTTTCGGGCTTGTCTACTCGACGGTAGTCTACTGCAAAGTAGGTAAAGGAATCCATTTCGGGCTGCTCTACGCTACCTTTTCGGGCTGGCATGCCAACCCCTAATTAGTGACTATGCGGGGAAGTAGGGGTCTAAGTGACAGTTGATTAGGAAGTGTGTCAAAATGTTGCTACAGTTTGCTATTCAGGACCCAATCTAAACATCTGGGTATAGTATTGGCGCAATAAGGTTAACCCTATTTACACTTATACACGTTCGACGTACCCTGTTAGCGGATAAGACGTGTCACTGACAACGACCTTACACCTTACACCCCAGACCTTACACCCTACACAAAGCGGCAATTAGTAAATTGTCATAAACCCGTTGTGTTTCTTGGGTTTGGGCTGGATAAACGCTACTGTACTTTGGATGTTCCTAGACCCCCCCCTCTTTGTTACATTTTTGCCTCTAGACCCCCCCCTCTTTTGGAGCATATTAGAATAACGCGGCGGCGATTCTATATCTATATGAGATGGAATCGCCACTCTCATATGGCTGTAGGGTGCTCTCACTAAAGAGGAGGGTACCCCTAATAGAATGGGATTAGCATCTAAATGGGAGGGAATTGGGTTGGGGTGGCGGGGTCTAGACCGTGGCCCATAAAGAGCCCCGCACCCCGCCACCCGCCGTAGACGCATTAGGACTCGAACCCAAACCCTACCGATACTCGGAGAGGCAAACCTGCTATGCGCCTTGTCCCGCCACCATATCAGGTTTCAAACAAAACCGCCCGCCCTAGGAAACCTAGCGACGGACAGTTGAATCGCGTAGCCTAAGCACCGCGAGGGGTAACTTTAGTGTATCACTGTTACAGCGCGGCAGTAGCGACATGCCAAAAGTGATTTACGCCAAAACTCTAGTCCCGACTTATGCCAATTACTCAACCAAGTTTTTGTTAATTTCTTCAAGAATTGCGGTTTTCAATGATGACCGTTCAAATCTATCATAACGGGGCCAAAGTTTGCTTCTTGGGCTTGGAGGGGTGGCATGGATAATAGAGGACATAATACCCTTTAGTTTATCTGTCATTTCATATCTTTTAATAACAATATCCCTATCAGTGTGAAAATCCCAATACATCAATGGGTCTTGAGATGGAACATGAAGCCTTGTGTTTCCCTCCCATAAATTAAATTCAGTAACGATTGGTCTATACCATCTCCCAATATCATACGCCCCTGGGAGAATAGCCCCATACTGCAGATGCTCCGCTCGATGGAAATAAGGAGAACTCATCGCCATTAGCAGTGGTTCATCAGCGAACAAACCATACCCCACATCATATTCAATTAAGAGATTCCCCTTTAATGAAGGAGGGTGTGAATATTTAACAGCAGCATTTGCACCTTCTGTGTTTAAATACTCTGTGTACGGATGGTTGCTTTCATCAAAGCGAACTTGTAAATCAGTATTTACCATATTGCGAACCATATACATGTTTTTAAACTTCTCAGTTAGCACGGGGCACCGAAAGAAACTGTCATCTGTTTGGGTTTCGCGCCTAGAAGCCAACTCTTCCAGAACATTCACAGGGTCGGTGTAACCACATTCGAGATTTGTCCCGTCTGTCACGCTATCCACATTCAGCCAATGACACCAGTAAACGGTTATTGGATTATCTTTCGTTTTCATATTGGCATCAAACCAAGATTCATTCGGTTATCACTTATATTGCCATAGTCTTTTGTCTCATCTGTCACATCAAATCCCAATGTTATTCTATAACCGGAGTAAGGCTCCAGGACCTGAACCTTATGAGCCTCCCCTCCTGTTCCAAAATACATGTTGCCGACTTCGTTTTTAATTTTGAATGATTCAAATATGGTTTCTGTTTTCTTTGGGTCAATACAGATATAGCCAGACCATTTCACGGAATGGATATGCCAGTCAAGAACTTGACTTTGTGTGTGCATATTTAACCATGCCTGCGCCCACAGGGGTCTTCCATCTGGGATAACTGTCCTGACGAATCTTTTTACCTCACTTAAGAGATTGTACATATGTAAATCCCGCTCGACTAACGAAAATATGTTGTATGTCCAGTATGAACTATTAAAATTCCTATGACCATAAGTCTTTTCAAAAATATCCGCTTGAGCATTTATGGCTAATAAAAGTTGCTCTTGATTTTCTACAATCGTTTTTGATTTCACCAACCTCCCATCCGCGAGGACGGGCAAATTGTCTGAATTTATTGAGTGCAGTCTTTCCATTAAATTTGATGTGTAATTCATAAAAAAATGAGGTTATGCAAAACCACAAGCAATAGTGGCGCCTACCACTTCCCTATTGGACAAACCGCGCTAGGTATGCGGGTCTTAAGGCGCATAAAACACCCGCACTCCTTGCATGTCCCTGTTGGCTTGAATAACCTGGGGCAGTCCTGACAGATAACCCACCGCTCGGCATGGGTTAATGCTGATGGACTAGGCAACATGATCATGTTCATCACCAGTCGGAGGGTGGTCTCTGATGTAGATGTATTGTGCAAAAATCTGATTCTTGAATTGCAAGAATTGCTGAATTGCATTTGTGTACGCATAAATTTTTGTGGGTGTCATGTTTATGTTTGACGAAAATCCTTCCAGAACCTCAGCCACTGCCGCCTGTGTTTCAGTAACAATGTGATTTTCTAGTTGGTTTAGAAAGTCAACATTCTCTTCAGCTATGGTAATCATATCTTGTGCATCTGTGACGACCACATGCTTTGCGTCAGTATTTATTACTGGCCCATTAGATGTTGTTACTATTGTGTATTCCATTATTTCTCCTTAGTTCTAGTTTAACGAATATTTTTTCACTATAGCATATTTTAACTCGTGCGTCAAAACCAATTCTCAAGAAGCGGTTGCCGCATAGTTTGCTGGGTAATAGCAGCTTGGTGCAGACCCCGTTGTTGGAGCCGCACAAGCGTTCCAGTAGGTGGTATTAACACAAGAGGAACTCGCTGTTGCACCAGTACAGCAACTACCTCCGCAGGGATTCCACCCCCAGTGGTGGTTACAGGGGCCAGGGCCATCGCCACCGAGTCCCGCAACGCATGTGGTACCACTGAGGCCTCCACCGACTGGGCAACTATACGTAGTAGTGCAGCTGCTTACGGTGTATGTGCCAAAGTTGATTGGGCTCCCTGGATAGTTACAGGTTGTACCTGATAATGTCATATAGCCCGAGTTAACTGGGCATGTGTATGTAAATGCCGCACCGCTTCCATTAGATGTCCCTGATGTAAGCCAACCATTTTTACTTACATACACCGAAATTGTAGCGCTTTGGCTATGACTCAGCCCAGAAACAGTAATGGTAGAGCCAGACCGACCAATTGAACCAGCAGTAGTCGAGAGATTATAGGTTGCCGTAGAATCATAATTTTCAATGACGGAAGTGAATAAATTAGTGCCTTTCGTCCGCGCTCCAAGTACTGCATCATTTAACTTGGATGCATTCGCCCACATCCACCCCGCCTGTCTTGCTGATGTCGTGGTTATAAATGGCATTTTAGTAGCCTAAGTTTGAACTTCCAAACACCGTCCACGCAGAAGCCCTGCGTATGAAGGTAAATGAAAAGACATCTATTTTGCCAGCAGATGAAGTTGGTGTTGGTGCGGCGCCGTTTGCCCACTTGATTGTCTGTCCAACGCCAGCCACCTGCACCGCACTGGGGATGTATCCGGTTGCTCCCTGCGTCACAAATACCACAACGGTCAACGTCTTGTCGTCATCCGTGGGTGCATTTGTCACATTCAAAGTGAAGTTTGCTGTTGGCGCGCTTGCTTGGAAATGGACATCATTTGTTGCATAGTTGGCGGTCATCACGCTTGCCGAGATTGATGAACTAAGGATGACCTGTCGCACGGTCGAGGCATCAAATCTGCCGGTTACCACTATAGCGTCCGCGCCAACAGTGCCGGTAAATGTTGGGTTGGCGAGGTTTGCTTTCAAGTTATCCGCAGTTGTCACGAATGCTGTTGTAGCAAGTTGAGTCGTTGAGGTTGCCGCTGTCGCCGTTGGCGCAGTGGGAACACCAGTGAACGTAGGGGAAGCAATATTTGACTTCAAATCCAGTGCCGTCTGACCAGCAGTAGAAACAGGCTTAGCAGCATCTGTCGTGTTATCTACTGAACCCAACCCCACATGCGTTGCAGTAATCCCTGTTGGTGTACCGGTGAAGGCAGGAGAAGCGAGTGGGGCTTTCTCCGCCAAACTGTTCGTAACCGTAGTAGCGAACGCCGCATCGTCACCCAACGCCGCCGCCAACTCATTAAGAGTATCTAATGCGGCTGGGGCACTATCAACAAGCGCGGCAACCTCGGCTCTAACAAATGCCGTAGTAGCGAGTTGAGTTGTATCGGTACCCGCTATCGCGGTCGGAGCCTTTGGTTCGCCCGTGAACACTGGGTCGGCCAAGTCGGACTTCAAATCAAGTGATGCCTGCCCTGCGGTGCTTACGGGTTTATTTGCGTCGGCGGTGTTGTTGACGTTGTTGAGACCAACCATTGCTTTCGTAATGCCAGAAACGGTGCCCGTGAATACCGGGTCGGCTATCGGTGCTCTTGTGTCTATCTGCGTTTGGATAGCGGAAGTTACTCCATCCAAATAACCGATTTCAGTGTCACTAACATTAGTGACCCTTGCCTGCATCACGGCAGTGTCAACAGCAACCGTTGGTGTTGCACCCTCACCGGAGTTGTTGGATAGCGATATGCCAGTGCCCGCGACGAGGCTCTCAACATACGCACCAATAGTGTCCGTTGAAAGGTTTACGGCATCGTTAATCCATACTGAACC